CTAGGGGCGGGTGCGCGTCCGGCGCTGCCCTGGTGCGGCATCGTCCGCCTTGAAATGCATCTCGTCCTGGACCGCGGCAAAAAACCGGCGGACATCGTTGGCCGCCGAAGCCGCATCGCAGCCGGCCGCGACCGCCTTGTCGAGGAGTTCGCGCGCCGTGGCCTTCCAGAACGACGTGGCCGTGTCGCCGTGCAGTCTGCCCAGCCTTGCGGCGACCTCGCGCACCAGCACGGTCTGCCGATCTAGCGGGAAGGTACGCACATTGGCTGAAGACATGTTCTGCACCATGAAACCGACGCAACGAATCAGACGCTGCTCTATGGCTCATGCCTAGCTGTGAAGTCGGAAACGGAACCTTAACGCCGCGGAGTCCGCGCCGATTGGAACGAGTCGGTTGGCCGGCCTCCAGGCCAAGCAGAACTCTAGACCCTCAGGCCCCTCGCCTCGCCGGCGCGCTTGGCCGTAACCATCATATCCCTGGCCAGCAGGCCACTGACCCGGCAAAACGCCATGAAGGCGCGCCAGGCATCCTCAGTCTTGACCACATCCACCGTGGCCCCGAAGCAGGCATTGAACGCCGCCTCATAGACCTTGCCCTGTCGCTTCTTTGGCCAGTCATGCAGGATATCCAGCGCCTGTTCGACGCTGTATATTTCCTCTACCGGCAGCCCGGGCGCGGGCGCGATGCGCACCGGCACCTCGAATTGCAATCTGTCCATTCTATATCTCCCGAACTGGCGTCGACCACAGCAACGCCGTTCGTCGTCAAAAGTTGCTTTGGCTGCTTTTGCGCGAAAATGTGTCGTCAGTGCGATCTCGGCATTGTAACGCGCAAGATCGGATGGCATCTGCCGGCTAATGCTGGGAAAAGGTGATAATCGGCGGGAACGGCCGCGAGGAGCCCGGAAAACAAGGCATTCAACGGCTATTGAAGGGAACGGAGCGGCGCCGGCTCGAAAAACGGCCCGCGCAACTTCACTTGGCACCAAATGAAGCCGGCGGCGGCGACCGCGCAAGTTCGTTTGGCACCAGCCAATGAGGGCTTATGGGTCGAGCAGCCCCGTTTTGATGCATTGGGCGATAGTGGCACGATAGAGTTCCTTCGCGTCTCCCAGATCGCCGGCGGCAACCCGATCGAACGCTTCGTCGCAAGTCTGCCGGTCTAGTCCAGAACTACGCGGACCACTGGCGGCCTTGTACCAAGCCAGGGCCAGTAGCCCGAGGAAAACCAGCAGCATAGGCTTCGACCTCAGATGGCTCAACGCGTCCAAAACACCCTCCAAACCCTAAATCGCGCCGCCTGCCCAGCGAACGCGGCCACCGATGATTAGCTCGGGCTGCTCGGCCAATGGCACTTCCTCGGTCTCGTATCGCGGATTGTCGCTCTTGAGCAGCAGCAAACCGGAACGCAGCATTTGCAGCCGTTTGAGCCGCACCAGGCCGCCGTAGACCAGAACGTAGATCGCCTCGTCGATGAACTCGCGAATTGAGACGTCGACGATCATCAGGTCCCCATCGTTGATGGTCTCCCGCATCGAATCGCCCTTGGCGACCATGAGGCGGGCAGTTTTAGGGCTGACCCCGATCCGCCGTAACCACTCCTCTCGGAACGCGAAGATGTCCGGCTCGCTCTCATCGTAGAGATCGATGCTGCCGGCGCCGGCGCTTGGCCGGATGTCGAGCTTGGGAATGGATACGAAGCCTTCAGGCGCACCGCCAGCCACCATAAAGGTATGGCCGCCCTTCCCCGGGCTCATCGGTCCTTTCCCCGCAGCCAACCAGTCGAGAGTGACGTTTGCCGCCTCCGCGATGACCAGCAGGTTGTCCAGGCCTGGCATTGAGCCCAGCAGATATTTGCGCATCGTCGAATCACCGATCCCCGACCGCTTCGAAAACGCGTGCGGTGATTCGCCCGATAGTGCAATTCGTAGCCGCTCAGCGAACGACATGTCCGCCCGCTCCGAACTCTGACCGTGCGTCAGAGTTTCGATTTCCGTGACATTGGACAAGAAAACCTCGCAATATCAGCGTCTTAGACCAATTTTGCACAATTTGGCGGACACTCGAACTCTGACGCGTGGATATTTGCGCCTTAGGGTTGATAGGTTCACCCAATTGTGCGACATTAGTCGCGACTAGTGTTGTTTAAAACTTTAACCATCCGGCCCTGTGCAAAGGTCCGGACGATCGGTGGAGCCGCCATGAACACGCCTCTGGTGTGGGACCGTCACGCCATCAACGCCGAGCTTCGGCGCCGTGGCATGACGCTGACCGGGATTGCCAAAAGTGCTGGGCTTTATTCCAGCGCCTGCAGGCAAGGCATCATCGGCTTGAGCCGCCCAGGAGCCGAGGCGATCGCCGCAGCCCTGAACAAACCATTCCGCGAGCTTTTCCCGACTCTCTACACAAGAGGCCGTCATGACGAGGTCGACACTACCAGTTCGGCCGGTCGCAGCGGAAGTGCAAAAGTTGCACTCATTTTAGACAACGCATCCGGGGCGCCCTGAGCCCGCTGTCTAGCGCGAGAGCATGCGCAGACGGGGGAATTCAATCAGGGGCCTGCGGAACGTGACACCAACCAAGATCAAGATTGCTGAAATTCGGGTGCCCGCGAACCGGCGCCGGCTCGATCCCGCCTGGGTGGCGACCATCATGGCCGACATTCAGGGCGGCAACGGCCACATGATCCCCATCGAGGTCGTGCCCGAGAAGACCGATGGCTACGAATACCGGCTGATCTTCGGCGGGCACCGGCTCGCCGCCGTTTCCGGCCTCGGGAGCGACGAGATCGACGCGTTCGTCAAAGATCCCAAGGACGTCGCCACCGAAACCCAGATCCGCAAGCGCGAGATCGCCGAGAACCTGATCCGGCGCCAGCTGTCGGTGCTCGACCGCGCGAAGGACATCGCCGACTGGCGCGACATCTATGACGCCGAGCACGGCACCGGCAAAACCGGCCGCAAGAAGACGAGAGAGATCGTCGAGGATGACGAATTGAGTGCAAAGTTTGCACTCAATTTCTCCGAGGCCGCACAGGCGGTGCTCGGCATATCCCGCCGCAGCGTCTTCCACGCGCTGAAGATCGCCACCATTCCGGAGCCGATCCGCCAGGACATCTCGCTTCACGCGGTCGCCAACAGCCAGACCGATTTGCTGCAACTCGCGGCCGAACCGCTGGAGCGCCAGGCCGCCATTGCGCGCCTGCTCACCATGGCAGCGGCCGACGCGCCGCAGACGGTCAGCGACGCCATCGCCGTCATCGACCGGACCTCCAAGCCGGCGACCGCACCGAAGTGGGAGAAGGTCGCCACCGAGTTCTCCAAGCTGAAGGAGAGCGAACAGGACCGTTTCTTCACCCTGCATGAAGCCGCCATCCAGCGGTGGATGAAAGGGCGGAAAAGCTGATGGTCCGCTCGCGCCGCGATCAACTGACCGCCGACCTCTTCGAATGGGAACCGCCGAAGGTCGCGGTCGGCTATGCAGCCGATGTCGCCGGCCGTGGCGATCTCGACAACCAGATTTCCCGGCTGGTGAGCCGTGCGCTCCGCGATTGCCGCGACGAGGGCAAGGGTTCGCGCGCCGAGATCGCCCGGAGCATGTCGGTCTACCTCGGCCGCCAAGTGTCGGAGGGCATGCTCAACAAGTGGTCGTCGGAAAGCAGCGACGAACACCGGATCCCGCTCGACGCGTTCATCGCCCTGATCGACGCCAGCCAGGCAGACGGCCTGCTTGGCTTCGTGCCCGAAAAGTTCGGCTACGCGGTCGTGCCCGAGAAGTACGCCGACATCATCGAAATCAGCCTGATCGAAGAACACGAGCGCGACATCGCCGCCCGCAAGGCGGCGCTGCACGCGCGCTCCAGAGCCAAACGCTGAAAGGCCCTCGCAATGAGCCTCTTTGCCTACGGTCTATGCGGTGCCGCCCTCTACGGGGCGATCCTCTACGGGGTGCACCTGCTCTTCACCCGCCAGCAGGCCCGGCGCCTCGCCGCCGGTGCCGTGTTCCGCCGCCGCATGCGCAAGCATGTCCTGAAAGGGTGGATCTGGTCATGACGAAATGCGCCGCACCATCCTGCCCGGACGACACTACCGGCCGGCACGGAGTGTTCTGTGTCGACCACTATTTCCAACTGCCGAAGGGCTACACCGGACTGCTCACACGCATGAAGATCGAGTGCAGCCGCTGCGAAGATGCCGACACGAAGAAGCATCTGGAAGAGCAGCTCGCTGCCTACATCAGCGTGGTCATCAGCAAGCTTCCCCAAACACCCGAGGCTCGCAGCTCCCAAGCCGCCCTCGACGGCGCCCGCCGACCATCCTCCGAGGTGGCGGCGGGCGCGCGCGAACTTGAGCGGCGCTATCCATGAGAGAGATCGCGCTCGACGACGTAGCCACCGGCAATGTCGGCAAATTCGTCGGCAACAAGCCGGCGGAGCGCTGGGTTGCCTTTTCGATCCACCGCAAGTCGGTCAGCGAAGCGAACGAAGGCCGCTTCCCGACGATGCGCCAGGCGATCGACTGGCTGGTGTCCGAGCACAACCGGAAGGCGGGCACCAATGGCTGACGGCACCACCATCGAATGGACGGACGCCACCTGGAACCCGATCACCGGCTGCCAGGTCAAGTCGCCGGGCTGCAAGCATTGCTACGCGATGAAGCTCGCCGGCACCCGGCTGAAGCATCACTGGAGCCGCAAAGGCCTGACCATCGACACCAAGAACGGCCCGGTCTGGAACGGGCAGGTTCAGTTCAACGAAGCGTGGCTCACCCAGCCGCTGCATTGGACCAAGCCGCGCATGATCTTCGTCTGCGCGCATGCCGACCTGTTCTACGAGGCGGTGCCGGACGAGTGGATCGACCAGATTTTCGCCGTCATGGCGCTGGCGCCGCAGCACATCTTTCAGGTGCTCACCAAGCGACCGGGCCGGATGCTCGAATATTTCGAGAGTATCGAAAACGGCGATCAGAGGCTTGCCGGAGCCGGCTGGCGCGATGCCTTGATCGAAGGAACGGCTCAGGCGATCTATGCCGCGCGACATCCTGGCGAAGACCCCTCGCTTTGGCTGGCCGTTCATTCTCCTCTGAAGAATGCCCTGCTGGGCTGCTCGATCGAGGACCAGGCCCGCGCCGACGAGCGCCGCGACAGCTTGCGCCGGCTTTCAGAAATGGGCTGGAAAACATGGGTCAGCTACGAGCCAGCCCTCGGCCCTGTCGACTGGACCGGCTGGGAGTTCCTCAACTGGATTGTATCCGGCGGTGAGAGCGGCCAAGACGCCCGATCGCATCATCCCGACTGGCACCGCGCTACCCGCGATTTCTGTGCGGCGAACGCCATCCCCTACCTCTTCAAGCAGTGGGGCTGCTTGATCGATGCCGACCAGATCGCGGGCCGCATTGCCGAAGCGACCAAAGCGGGCACCGCATGGATCATGCGCGACGGTCAGGTGTGGGTTCCGCCGGTTCCTCTCAATTTCGGTGACGCAGCCTGGCTGGCGGAGTTCCTCGGGCACGCGTTCGAGCATCAGAGCGACGGCACGACGCTTTTGCGGATGAAGAAGGGCGATGCCGGCCGCCTGCTCGATGGTCGAACCCACGACGGCTTCCCGCAGGTGCAGCCATGATCCTCGATTTCACCAACGAGATCGACGAGGCGCTGGCAGCCATCGGCGTCACCGGCCTGACCTCCAAGCAGACGATGGCGCTGGCGATGGTCTTCGCCAAGGTGCTCGACCGAGGCATGGGCACCGAGCGCCGACGTGTGCTCGACATTGTCGCCCGCAAGGCAATGAACGCGGCCGAGCTGCGCGCCGAGATCAATAGGTCGGTGCGATGAAAGACTGGCTGACCGCCCGCGAGATCGCAGCCGAGCAGCTGCCCGACATGCCGGCAACGGAAAGCGCCGTCATCCGCATGGCCCAGCGCGAAGGCTGGGCCGATCGCCTGACCCAGGCGCGCGCCCGCGCCGGCCGTGGCGGCGCCACCGAGTATCATGTCTCGCTGTTTCCGACGCTCGCCCAGGTCGCCTATCAGCAGCGTCACATCGTCATCGAGCTGCCGGTAAAGCCGGCCAAGGGCTCGCCCGACGCCAGCCTGTCGGCGCGCGCCATGGAAGAGCGCGATGCGCGGCTGGCGATCGTCGCCGCCTTCGAAAAATTCTCCCGCGGCATGCAGCTTGGCTACGCCACCCGCGTCCAGGTCTTCACCGACAAGTACAATGCCGGCTCGCTCAACATCGAGCCGTGGGCGCTGGAGATCATCCCGAGCCTGTCCAAGCGCTCGCTCGCCCGCTGGCAGTCGCAAAAGCGCGACGGCAAGGTCAACGCGCTGGCGCACGATCCCGCCCAGGCGCGAAAGGGCACGGGCGTGCTCGAAACCGCCAATGGCGGCGCCGTGCGCGCCTTCATGCTGGCGCTGATAGCCCAGCAGCCGCATCTTTCGGGGCACCACGTCAGGACGCTCTGCCGCTCCGAGTTCGGCGACACGTTGAAGGCGCTTTCAAAGGGCGTTGAAACGGTCATTCCGATGCCGCCGGTCCGCACCTTCCAGCATGCACTGAAAGGGCTGAAGGAAACCCACAAGGTCGAGCTGCTGAAGCTCACCAACCCCGACCGATATCGCTCGCACATGGCGCCGGCCGGCGTCGGCATGCTTCGCCACGTCACCGATCCGAACCAGCTCTGGCAGATCGACGCCTCGCCGGTCGACGCGCTCTGCACCGACGGCCGCCATTCGGTCTATGCCTGCATCGACATCGCCACCCGCCGCAGCATCTGGCTGCTGTCGCGGACGCCGCGTGCTTCGGCGGTCGCACTGCTGATCCGCAAGGCCATCCTGGAATGGGGCGTCCCGGAGGTCATCAAGACCGACAACGGCTCCGATTTCGTCGCCAAGGATACCAGCCGCTTGTTCGTCTCGCTCGGCATCGAGGCCGAAACGTCGGACGCCTATTCGCCCGAACAGAAGGGCCATGTCGAGCGCGTCATCAAGACGTTCCAGCATGACATGGCGACCCTGCTGCCGGGTTTTGTCGGCCACAACGTCGCCGATCGCAAAGCCATCGAAAGCCGCAAGTCGTTTTCGCAACGCCTTGGCGAAACCGAGGCCGAGGTTTTCGGCGTCACGCTGACCGGGCCGGAGCTGCAGAAGCATGTCGACGACTGGGCAAGCACGATCTACCAGCACCGCCCGCATGCCGGCCTGAAGGGCGCGACCCCATTCGCCACTGCGCTCGCCTCGTCGAAGCCGGTGCGAAAGGTCGATCAGCGCGCCCTCGACCTGTTGCTGATGCCGGTAGCCGGTGACAGCGGCCAGCGCATCGTCACCAAGCGCGGCGTGCGCATTGCCGACAACTACTATCAGACGCCGTCGATCATGCCCGGCACCGCTGTCTTCGTGCGCATGGACCCGAATGACGCCGGGCGCGCCTACGCCTTCGCCCAGGACGGCGCCGAGTTCCTCGGCGACGCCACTTGCCCGGATCTCGCCGGCATCCATCCCGAGACGTTCCACCGTGCCGCCAAGGAAATCCGGTCCGACCTGGTCAACGAACAGGCGCGCGACCTCAAGGCCGACATGAAGCGCCTGGCGAGGGGCAAGCCGCTCATCGAGCGTGCCCTGGAAGTGGCACGCCGCGACGCACCGAACGTCATCCCACTGCCACGCCGCGAGGAAGCGCACTCGACTGCACAGATCGACGCGGCGATCGCGGCCATGTCGGAGCAGATCAACCCAACGGCACCGCTCGACCAGGCTGCCGCAGCTGCACATCGCCGGCTGATCGACGAGATGCGCGCCGAGGAGGAAGCGGAGCTGGTGGCGAGCACCGACGCGATCCTCAAGGCCCGCCAGGCCGAGATCGAGGCGGAGCGCACCGCGCATTTGCCTGACAACGTTGTCGCCCTGCCGGAAACGCCGATGGAACGCTACCGCCGCGCGCTGCTCTTCCGCGACCGCATGCAGGCCGGCGAGCTGTCCGCCGCCGACGCCATGTGGCTCGGCGGCTACGTCATGTCGCCCGAGTTCAAGACCCAATCGATGATCCATGAGGATTTTGGGGACGCGTACCTGTCCTGAGTAACGGAAAAGCCCGGTCTGCAAACCGGGCTCTCCGCAAGAACGCGCCGCCGAAGCGGCACAGCACAACGAGGAAAATGATGAACCAACCCACGAAAGTCAATCGGCCGGCGCCGCTGAAGAACGTCGCCGCCTTCGCCACGCTGCTCCAGACGATGGTCGAACGCGATCCGAGGCTGCCCGGCCTGGCCGCCTACTTCAGCCCTTCCGGCTGGGGCAAGACGGAGTCCGCAGTCTATGGCGCCAACAAGTATCGCGCCGCCTATGTCGAGTGCGGCCAGTTCACCACGGCCCGTTCGCTGCTCTGCGATATTTTGAGGGAACTCGGCGAGCCCAACCCGCGCGGAACCATCGAGGATCTGAAGAACAAGGCCATTATGCTGATGGTGTCCGATCCGGGTCGGCCGCTGATCATCGACGAAGCCCACTTCATCGCCCACAAGCGGTTCGTCGACCTCATGCGCGAGCTGTCCGACAAGTCGGGTGCACCGGTCATCATGATCGGCGAGGAGAACCTGCCGCGCCTCCTGGAGGCATTCGAGCGAGTCCACAACCGCGTCCTGGAATGGCTGCCCGCCGTCCCCTGCGATGCCGTCGACTTCGAACTGCTGGTCAAGAACCGCTGCAACGGCGTCACCGTCGCGCCGGATCTCGCCGCCGCAATCCTGGACAAGACTAAGGGCAACACGCGGCGCATCGTCATCAACCTCGCGACCGTCGCCAAGGTAGCGCAGCTGACGGGTGCGACCACGGTCGACCTCGCAACATTCGGCGGTGCCGGCGTCATCAACGCGACGCCGAAGTTCAGCGCGAGGCGGGCAGCATGAGCCTTCGCGCTATTGTGGACATGGTGCAGATCAGCATCGCCGTTCCGCGTGGCGAGGCCGGCTACTGGTCGATCATCCGAGATCTCGACCTCGGCGGCCCCTGGACGGTGCGGCAGATCTGCGACCGGACGAATGTCAGCACCAGCCTGGTCGGCCGCTATGTGCGAAGGCTCAAGCTCGCCGGCATCGCCCAGGTCGTCGAAACGAGAACCGCCGGCAATGTGGGCGGCGGCAATCTTCCTGCAGCAGTCATCTATCGCCTGGTCAGGCGTCCGCTCGTCGCCCCTCGGATCTCGCGGGACGGCAAAGCCATGCCCGAGTTGGGCATAGAGCAGCTCTGGCGCGCCATGAAGATGGCCAAGGTGTTCAGCCATGCCGATCTGTCGGAGCATTGCCCTGACGTCGCGATAGGGACGGTAAAGGCCTATCTCCAGGCTCTGTCGGCGGCTGGCATCGTGGCGGGCAATCCAGGGGCCTATCGCCTGGTCCGAAACCTCGGCCTCCAGGCGCCGAAAATCCTCGCCACCAAGCTGGTCTACGACCCGAACAAGAAAACTGTCGTCGGCCCATCGGTCACCTTCGAGGTGAAGCCATGAACCGTGGCCCTGCGAAGGAACAGCGGCCGGTGTTCGGGTCGTATATCTCCAACGCGACCAAGGCCTGGACGCCGCTGCCCGATTGGGTCGAGGAGTTGGCAACTCTGGCCGACGCCACGTCGCTGAAGGCTGCAGCCCAGCGGATCGACTACAGCCCGTCCGCCGTCTCGACCATCGTAAGCGGCAAATACAAGGGCGACCTCGGCCGCGTCGAGCAGATGGTGCGCGGCGCTCTGATGTCGATGACCGTCGACTGCCCGGTGTTGGGCGAGATCGGCCGCGACCGCTGCCTCACCGAACAAAAGGAGCCGTTCCGCGCCACGTCGCGGCACCGCGCCCAGCTTTTCCACGCCTGCAAAACCTGCCCCCAAAGGAGAAAATAGCCATGGGCGAGAGAATGTCCCTCGAACTGTCGGACGGCCTGGCCGAAATCGACGGCCTGCTTGACGAATTCAAGCACGAACCCCGCATCCTCGATCCGTGCGACGCCCGTATTCTGAGCGACCGTATCAAGCAGCTTCGCTATGCAGCCCGCGCCCTGGAGAACCAGCTAAGCGCAAAGCTCTGGAACGACGCCGCGCGCATCGAGCGCGACGCCGAGGCCGAGCGCATCGCCGAGGCGGCCTTCCAGCCGGGATCGAACATTTGCCTGTTCCCGGTGATCCCGCGCCCGTTCTCGGACGGTCGGCCAGGCGGTGCGGCATGATGACCGGCCACCAACAGGAGGCTGAAGCTAGCGCCGCGCTGATCGCCAAACAGATGCTGCCGCTGATTGCGGCAGCGCTGGTGGTCAGGAAGCCGCTGCAGCCTCGCCCGCTGTCACCAAAGGACGAGGCGATCATGGTGGCTTGTGGCGTGCTCGGTCGAGCGCTCGACAAGGTCGATGCGTCTATTCACACAAAGGGCGAACGCCGTGCCCGCTGGGAGCTTGACAACGCGACCAGGGAACTTCGCAAGCTGATCGACCTGCGGGAGGCTCGCTATGCCCGCAAGTGAGGCGCTTTTAGCCGCGGTCTCCCGGCTCGACATGATCGAGCTTTGCAGCCGCATCATCACCAAGCCCGAGCGCAATGCGCCCAGGGCAACCATCGCCGAGATCTACGCCCTGGCTAAGGCGACCGAAGGTCTTTGGGCAATCGTGCTGGAAGCCAACCTCCTGGTCTCGGCGCTCGAACGGGCAATGCCCTGGGCTGACACCGCCGATGCTGAGCACCAGGAGCACGTCGCTCTGCAGATGGCCGCCGTCCGCGACCTTCTCGCCTTCATCCACCCAATTCCAATTCAACAGGAGAATGACCATGCAAGCAGCAGCTGAAGCCGGCGCGATCGTCGTCGCCGGCAAGTCCTACATGCCCGACGCAAAGGGCAATCTGGTGCCGATCGAGGCCATCAAGCCCGTCCACAAACTTGAGGACGAAACGGTTCGCAAGATCATCGGCCATGCCGTCGAACTGTCTGCGCAGATCGGGCGGTTCAAGGAACACACGTTTGACGATCTCTCTTCGTTCGAGGCCCTGCTCGCCCAGGAGTATGGCGCGACGAAGGGCGGCGCCAAGGGCAACAAGACCTTCATGACCTTCGACGGGTTGAAAAAGGTGTCGGTGCAGGTGGCCGATCTGATCGACTTCGGCTCGCAGCTGCAGGTAGCCAAGGGCCTGATCGACGAGTGCCTGACCGAGTGGTCGGCCGACAGCCGCACTGAAATCCGGTCGATCATCTCGCGCGCCTTCAACGTCGAGAAGCAGGGGCAGATCAACCGTACCGAGATCTTCATGCTGCTGCGCCTCGACATCGAGGACGTGCGCTGGCAGCGCGCCATGGAGGCCATCCGTGACGCCATGCGCGTGATCGGCTCGAAGACCTATGTCCGCTGCTACGAGCGTGACAGCCAGGACGCCGAATGGCGCCCCGTCACCATCGACCTGGCGAGGGCATGACCATGGCCAAGCAAACCAACCGCTTTTCCCAGCACCGCGACACTCAGTCGATACACGCCGTGATCCAGGAGAAAACCGATCTCGCCAAGATCTATGCCGAGGACGGCGCCTTCCATACCGCCGCCCGCGTGCTTGAGGATTTGGCCACCGTAATCACCCGCCATGCCGTAGCGACCACTCCGGTCGACTTGCAGGAGGCCTGATCCCATGGACACGCTTTGGATCGAAACTCTGCAGCGCGTAGTCCAGGTCGTTGACGAGAAGCTCGCAGCCGCCAACGCCGAGCAAGGCGAGTACAGCCATACCGACTATGACGGATGGCGGAGGCGCACCGCTGCCGCCCAGGAGAAGCTGATCGCGTACTTCACCAACGAGGAAGGCGCTCGGTTCAACGACCGCCCGGCACATGAGGTCTCGGTGAAGATGGCGGGCGTTCGGGCGACCTCGACCGGCGGCACGACGGCCGCGCTGCGGAACTGGCACACGGCCGCGTGCAAACGCATCGCAGCTGACGACGGCTTCAACCCGCACGGCTCCGGCCCGGTGACGATCGAGCCGAGGGAGGCCGGTCAATGAGCAGCGCCAAGCCAACGCTCGGATATCCAAGCCGCACCGCCGCCATTGCTGCTTTCCGCGCCCAGGGCATGGAGACCACCGCCATTGCCCAACGGATTGGCATCTCCTCCTCGACCGTCTCGGCGCTGGAATGTTCGGTTCGTCGCTTTGCGCCGAAATCGCAACGCAGCGACGGCGTCGGCCGGACGGTTCATCTGCCGATCGGACTTCTGCAGCGCCTAGCACCGCATGCGCGGCGTCGTGGCATCACCCGCGAAACGCTTGCCTGGATGATCGTCGATGCCGTCGCTGAAAGCGACTTAGTCGACGCGGTCCTGGACGATGCGGAGGAGCTGGCGGCATGATCAAGAGCCTCCTCCTCGCCTGCAGCGCGCTCGCTTCCATCCCCGCGTTCGCCCACGATGCCACGCCCACGGCCGCCGCGCCTCAGGGCTGGTCATATCCCTTCGCCTGCTGCGCCAACTACGATTGCCGCACCACACAGTCGGGCGAGGTCTTGGAGAAGCCCGAGGGCTATGTGATCGCCCACACCGGCGAAGTCATCCCGATGTCCGACAAACGGGTCAAGAACAGCCCTGATGGGCTGTTCCATTGGTGCGCTCACCAGGCCGGGCTCGATGCGGGCAAAACCATCTGTCTGTTCGTGCCGCCGAGGAGCTATTGATGACGAACACTGTCCAATACAGAGAACTTGCTAACCAACATGTGGGTAGCACTGGGAGAGGCCGTTATTTCTCTTTCAGCCTTCGCCCTTTCGTGTCTATCGTCAGCCTGCTCCGCGAAAAAGGCGGAGCCGGGTTTGGTAGCCCGACATGGAGCGTCCTGGTCGGGCGACGCGGGAAGCCGAAAGGCTTGCCGTTTCCATGCGGTCTACCAACCTGCGTTCGTCCGGCCACCAGGACGGCCGGCGCGCGCGACGCAGCCAGCAACAACGAAAAGGCCTTTCCCCGGGGGGAGACTAAATGTCAGGAACTCTACAGCCGATCGACCGGCTGGACTACGCAGTGCTTGCATTCGAAGGGCTCAACGACCTGGTGTCGGCGGCCCCCAATCTCCAAGAGGTTCCAATCGAAAAGCTCGCGCTGCTTTTCACTCTCGTCGCCCACGAGATCCGAAGCTGCGCCGAGGAGCTACGTCGAACACCATGACTGCCGGAGCGCGTCATGAGCGCGCTCGGGGCCATCCATGTCGGCAACAAGCAGCTCGGCCTGGACGAGGATACTGCCCGCGATCTCTATCAGCGGGTCACCGGCAAGCGCAGCCTGCGCGAGATGAACGATCGCGAGCTCCAGCTCATCGTCACCGAACACCGCCGGCAGGGTTTCAAGCCGGCTGAAAAGGGCCTTCAAGGGCCGTTCGCCAAGAAGCTGCAGGCGCTCTGGATCGCCGCCTGGAACCTCGGCATCGTCCGCGACCGGACCGATGCCGCCATGCTGTCATTCATCAAGCGGCAGACCGGCATTGAGCACACCCGATTTCTGCTGGATGCGGAGGATGCCGCCAAGGCGATCGACGCGCTCAAGGCATGGATGACGCGTGAAGCCGGCGTCGACTGGAGCCAGAGCGTCTCGACGGCCTCCTGGCTCCGGTCATCGGGTGCAAAGATTGCACTCGCGCAGTGGCAGGTTCTTTCCGTGCTGCGGGCCGTCGATCCCAACGGCTTCCGCAAGTTCATTTTCGACAAGGCCAAGCCGCTCGACCAGATGACCGACCGCGACTGGCCGGCCGTGATGAACACCCTGGGCGACCTCATTAGGAAGGAAAAGGCATGAGCACTCCCGACAGGTCCATTCTTGTCTCGGCCCTTCAAGCCGAGCTTAACCGCCAATACGATCTCGGCATCATGACGACTTTCATTGATGCAGACGGCAAGACAATGCTCAGCTATCCGGTGGTCTACCCGGCGCCGCGACCGCTAATCGATGTGGGGCGTTTGGCCGATACTGTTCTGGCCTCCCTCTCATCGGGACGCGCCCGCTGATGGTCGCCTACAGCTTCAAGCCGATGTTCGGTCCGCAGGTCTCGGGCCTGATCAAGCGGCAAACTGTCCGCGCCGATCGCAAGCGGCATGCTCGACCCGGCGAGCCGGTCCAGCTCTACCAGGGCATGCGGACGATCCATTGCCGCAAACTGGTCGATGCCGATCCGGTCTGCAGCAACGTCCGCTCGATCGAGATCGCGGTCAGCGACCTGATGCCAATGCCGATCATCAGCATCGCTATTGAGGGCATCCCGCTGCATCGCGAGGAGATCGAGCTGTTCTGCCGCGCTGACGGCTTCGCGCCGTCGTGCGTCTCCGCCTTCGGTCTTTGGGGCGAAACCGCACGCGAAAACATGGGTCTGTTCTGGCTCCAGCATCACGGCGTCGGACGCTTTGAGGGAAAGCTGATCGAATGGGAGCCCGCATGAACGACGAGCCAGTCTACGTCTCTGACCACGCGATCATCCTTTATTTGCAGCTGATCCTCGGCGTCGACATCGAGCAGCTGCGTGCCCACATCGCCGACGCCGCCCGTCGCCACCAGGGCGCCCCATGCGTCAAGGCGTTGGGTGCGCGCTTCCTGTTGGTCAACGGACGCGTCGTGACGACGATCGGCGGCCACAGCGTGCCCGGCTATGAGTTCCTCACGCGCCTGATGCGCGACGGCGAAGCGGAGGTCGTGTGAGCGACGATCAGCGATCCGCCGAATTGCTCCACCTGCTTGGCCAGGCGGACTTCGTGCGCCTTGCTGAAACCTATGGCGGCCGCCGGCTCTATGTGCCGGCGTCCGGCGACGATACCGCCCTCGCAAAAGACCTCGGCGCCACGGCAGCCAAGAAACTTGCCCGCCGTTATTCCGGCTCGTATATCCGGGTGCCTCTTGCCCGCGAGCTTCGGGCGCGGCAGTATCGCGAAGCCGGCGCATCGAACGGCGACATAGCCGGCCGCCTCGGGATCACCGAGACCGGCGTGGACAAACTCTTCCGGCGCATGCCGGACAAGCCCGTCAAGGGCAGCAGAGATCCGCGCCAGACCGATCTGTTCTCCAGCAACTGACAACCCACCCTTAAGCCGCCCGCCAAGGCGGGCATGATTGCCGCCTGCCGCCAAAGGCATGGTGCTGCGAAATGGCCGGGACAACTCCCGGCCGATTTCACAGGCGGAAGGTCTATCCAGTGGCCACGATCATGCCCAGCACGCGCGCCAAGCAAGCCATCGCAGCCATCCTGGCGCTCGTGGGTGTGACGATCGGCGGCGTCCGGTACGTCAACGGTGTCCCGGACGACGTCGTCCTGGCGTCGACCTACCTGGTCGAGCCATGGGAAAGCGTGGCGCTGAAAGCCTACCTCGACAGGATCGCCAAGCCACCGATCTGGACGATCTGTGCCGGTGACACCAAGAACGTGAAGCCCAAAATGGTCGAGACCCCGAAGGGCTGCAAAACCCGACTTCAGAACCGCATGACCAAGGAATTCCGCCCGGCCCTGGTCAAGTGCATTCCCAGCTTCAACAAGCAGCCGATCTCCTGGCGCTCGATGATGGACAGCCTGGCCTGGAACATTGGTGCCCCTACGGCCTGCAATTCCGGTGCGGCCGGCATAATCAATGCGGCTGTCAAGAAGGGCAAGACCCCGGATTACGTCGCCAGCTGCAAGAGGGCAACGCTCTACAATCGGGCCGGGCAAAAGTTCATCATCGGCTTGGCGCACCGCCGCGAGATGGGGGACGCGACCCGCATCGGCGAAGGCGAGCTTTGCGTGTCGGGGCTCGACTGATGGAAGGGCTGAAGCAACTCATAGCTGACCGGCTTTCGGACGCTGTCGAGCGAGCAGTGCCCTACCTGGTCATGCTCGCCATCGCCTTGGCGCTTTGGATGGTGTGGGGATGAGCGCGCTCCTCTTCACCATATGGAAGGTGATCCGGCCGATCTTGGTCTTCGGCGTCACGCTCCCTGTGTGGATCTTCCTGGCGGCCGGCATCTGGCTCTGGCTCGACAAGGCCTCGGCCGTGCGCCAGGCCGTCGATAAGGCGGTGACGGAGCTTGTTGCCAGAGCACAGCTCGACGCGCTCCAGGCCGAGTTGACGGAACAGCGCCGGCTGCGCGCCTGGAGCGACGGCAAGGCCGACGAAGCGCGCCAGGCCGCCGATGACGAGCGCGCTGCACGCGTCACCCTGGAAACCAAGCTGACACTGACCGACGCCGACAAAAGGAAAGCGGAGAATGAACTCGCCGTGCTGCAGGACCGCGTTGATGGCCTTGTTGATCAGCAGCTGCTTGACAGCCTGCACAACCGATAAGGCCGCGCTCGGCAAAGCCTATCGCGACAAGGCCAGGGCCGGCCTCGTTGGCGAAGCGCTGACCGAGGCAGACCGCGCTGTCGCCCAGGCCAGGCGCATGCCGGACTATCCGTCGGATTGCCGCCGCCATCATCACAGCGGGGTGCAGCTGGGTGACAAGCTGGGCGTTGCCAATAAGAAAGCCGACATCGCCCTCGGCAACGCGAACGATCAGATCGACGCCTGCGCCGGCTGGTACGACGAGCGTAAGGCCGCGAGGGAACCGAAATGAAGGGCGGCAACGCAGCCATCGAGCTGGCTGAGCGGCGGGTCGAGCAGGAGCGCGACGCCGGCATCGCCCGTGTCCAGGCCGCCGCCCGGCAGTATGTCGCCGAGGAAGCCAACGGCCAGGAGGCCGCGAAATTCTGTGAGTGCGGCGAGCGCATCCCGGAAGAACGTCGCAAGGCCATGCCTCGGGCCGACCGGTGCGTCGATTGCGAAACCTTCATCGAACGACAGAGCCGGAGACGTGCCCATGGATGACCTTGCCACGTGGGCCTCACTGGCCTCGCCCCTGCTGTCGCTGGCGACGATCGTCTATGTCTTTCTGACGGCCGGTTCGAAGAAGGCCCAGACCGACATCGACGCCTTCAAGGCGTCCATGGCCGAAATTCTCGACGCGATCCGCACGTCGATCGTCGAAGGCCGTGCGGAAGTCGATAGGAGGCTGGAAGACCACGCCGTGCGTGTCCAGTCGATCGAGAGCGACATGAAGCACCTGCCTGACGTGAAGTCGTTCACCGACCTTCGCCTGGCCGTAGCCGAGATCAAGGGCGAAGCGGGCAAACAGGCCGAGGTGGTCAACGGTATCGCGCGCACGGTTCACCGAATGGAGAACTTCCTGCTAACCGGAAACAAGAGCGCCGCATGACCGATTTCGACAACTATCTGACCGCCGATGCCCGCCTGGTCATCCTGCGCGAGCTGAACCATCAGACGGACGGTCGCCTCAATGAGGTGATGCTGACCAAGGCGCTCGACGGCTTCGGCCACAACCGATCGCGCGAATGGGTCCGCACCCAGCTGCGCAAGCTTGCCGAGCTGGGCGCGGTCAAGGTCACCGAATTCGGCACCGTGATGGTTGCGGCCGTCACCCGCAGCGGCGTCGACCATGTGGAACGGCGGTCGATCATCGAAGGCGTGGCGCGTCCCTCGCCGGAGGCCTGAGATGGCACGCAAAGGCCGTGGGCAACTTTCCCTGATCGAACGCCTGCCGGAGGAGTGCGGCCCGATCATCACCTGGGCAGCGAGCGCGCTGCAGGACCGCGATCGCACTCAAACCGAGATCTATGAAGAATTCTTCCTGAAGATGCAGGCCCTGCAGGCCGAGCATAAGGGCGAGCTGGAATTCGTTATCCCGTCGTTCTCGGCGTTCAACCGCTATTCGATCAAGCTGGCCATGATGACCCGCCGGCTGGAAGACACGCGCGAGATCGCCGCCACCATCTCCAAGCGGTTCGATGCGCAAAGCTCCGACGATCTCACCCTGATCGCTGCCGAGGCGATCAAGACGCTGGTGTTCGAGCTGCTGACCGATGCCGGCGAAAGCGGCCTGGCGCCGGTCGGCGCCATGCAGCTGGCCACGGCGTTGAAGATGGCGACCCAGGCGCAGAGCGTCTCCAGCGATCGACGCACCAAGGTGGCGAAGGAATTCAAGGCCGATGTCGAGAACGCCGTCGACACCGTCGCCAAGGCCAAGGGCATGTCGGCGGATACGGCCGAGGCAATCAAGGCGCAGATCCTCGGCGTGAGGGCAACATGAAGTTGACGCGCACCGCAGCTTTGCAAGCGGTCAAGGATGCCGTCCGCCCGAGGAGCGCGTACATCAATGACCAGGTGCACCGTCAGCATGGTCAGCACGTTCGCAATGGCGGCACGGGCCATCCCCCCACCAATGCCGTAATCTTGCGCCGGCTGCGCTCGCTGCAGTCTGATGGCCTGCTTGAATGTATTGGCGGGCCGGATGGCTACTACGGCTTCGAATGGCGCATCACGGACTTGGGCCAAGCAGCACTCGAAACCGGCGGGCCGTCATGACCGGCCCGATCTCAAAGGAAGAATGGGAAAAGGTTCGCCGTGAGAGCATGGCGAACCTCGACCATGTCATCGACACCGTCGGTCTGCCCAGCGTTCTGCTCGGCTACCAGGGGCGAACCGTCTCCCTGTTAGAGAGCACGGCCGTCCGCGTGCTGTTCATCGAGAAGAGCCGCCGCATCGGCGAGACCTGGGCGCTGGCCTCCTATGCCGTGCTGCGCGCCGGTCGCGCCAAGGATGCCGGCGGCATGGACGCCATGTACATCTCCTATTCGCAGGAGATGACGCGCGAGTTCATCGACGCCTGCGCGATGTGGGCTCGGGCCTTCGCTCAGGCGGCGATCGCCCAGGAAGAATTCCTCTTCGACGACACCGACCCGGCCCATCCGAGCGAGACCCGGCAGATCAAGGCCTTCCGCATCCAGTTCGCGTCCGGTTTCGAGATCCTGGCTCTATCGTCCGCTCCGCGCACCCTTCGGGGCAAGCAGGGCCTGGTCATCATCGACGAGGCGGCATTCGTCGACAGCCTGAAGGAGCTGCTCAAGGCGGCACTGGCCAACCTGATGTGGGGCGGCCAGGTCGTGGTCTGCTCGACCCACAACGGTGCCGACAACGAATTCAACGTTCAGGTCCAGGACATCCTCGGCGGCCGGTCGAAATACAGCCATCTCAAGATCGACTTCGACCAGGCGCTGCTGGAAGGGCTTTACGAGCGCATCTGCCTGGTGACCGGGCGCGAGTGGTCGCCTGACGCCGAGGCGCAGTGGCGCCAGGACATCATCGACTTCTATGGCGACGGCGCCGACGAAGAGCTGTTCTGCGTTCCGTCCATGGGTTCGGGCGCCTGGCTCACCAGTCCGCTGATCGAAGCGCGCATGACGCTGACGCCGGAAGAGGCTCCGGTCATCCGCATTAACCTGCCGCTCGACTTCCTGCACCTGCCGGCCCTGGAGCGCCAACACCTGATGGCGCCGCACCTGGACGCCATCAAGGAAGCGCTCGACGGCCTGGACGAAAACCGCCAGCACGCCTTCGGCTACGATCCGGCGCGCAAGGCAGATCCGGCGATCATGACCCTGCTGTCGATCGACAAAGTGCTTCGCCGCAAATCGGCGCTGACCGTCGAGCTGCGCAACGTGCCGTTCCAGGAGCAGAAGGAAATCGCGACGCTGATGCTGAAGACGTCGCCCCGTCTCTGTGGGGCGGCGGTGGACGCCACCGGCGTCGGCATGAACCTCGCCGAGGATCTCGGCCGGGCGTTCGGCTTGCACACCGAGGACACGCCGGGCGGCCTGGTCTGGTCGGTGACGCTTAGCCAGAACTGGTACAACGAGAATTTCCCGCCGCTTAAAACAGCCTTTGAAGACGCCAACATCGCGCTCACTAGGGACGCAGAGCACGCCGTGGATCTTCGCCTGGTCAAGATCATACGGGGCATACCGTCGATCCCGCCGGAGCGGGTCGGTGTGGCAGGGGCCAAGCGGCACGGTGACTTCGCCGTCGCCCTGGTGCTGGCCTATTTCGCCAGCCGCATGCAGTGGCACGAATATGATTATCGGGCGGCGACGATCCCCAAGAGCCGGTTTGAAGAAAGCGCCGAGGCCGGAATGCGCGCCCGTGCGGATGACACAGACGGTGGGTTTCGCATGGCATCGACCCGCCGCAACCGAGGTATCTTCTGATGGCTGATTTCAAGGGCATCCTGGACCGCTATGGCCGGCCGATCACGAAAGCCGCTTTGACCGTTGAACAGGCCGCGCCAACGGGCAGTGGCGTTCGCCGCCACGACGCATTGCACCCGGCTGCCGGCCTTACCCCTGGCCGGTTGGCGAGCGTGTTGCGGGCGTCGATCGAGAACGACCCGGAAAACTATCTCGCCTTGGCCGAGGACATGGAGGAACGCGATCCGCACTACGCTGGTGTGCTTGGTGTCCGCAAACGCCAGGTCTCCGGCCTGGAGATCTCGGTCGAGGCGGCCGGCGAGGATGCTGCCAGTGTCAAGCATGCCGACCTGGTGCGTGAGGTGATTGAGCGCGATGGGTTCGAAGATGAGCTGTTTGACATCGAGGACGCGGTTGGCAAGGGCTTCTCCTGCACCGAGATCCTGTGGGATACCTCGGCAAGCATGTGGTACCCGAAACGGCTCGCTTGGCGAGATCCGCGCTGGTTCGTCTTCGACCAGGTCGACGGCGAGACACCACTGCTTCGCGATGGCGGGCAGAACATGCCGCTTGAGCCGTACAAGTGGATCTACCATTCGGCCAAGGTAAAATCCGGTCTGCCGATCCGGGGCGGCATCGCCCGCGCGGTGGCTTGGACATTCCTCTTCAAGAGCTTCACCATCAAGGATTGGGCGATCTTCTGCGAAGCCTATGGCCAGCCGCTAAGGCTCGGCAAATACGATGCCGGCGCTTCGAACGATGACAAGGACATCCTGCTGAAGGCGGTCAGCAACATCGGCGTCGACTACGCCGCGATCGTTCCTCAGTCGATGACGGTCGATTTTATCGAGGCCAAGATCTCGGGAACGCACCAACTCTACAAGGAGCGGGCGGACTGGCTTGACCAGCAGGTTTCCAAGGTGGTGCTCGGCCAGACCGCGACCACCGATGCGATCGCGGGCGGTCACGCCGTTGGCAAGACCCATGATGGCGTTCGCGAGGACATCGAGAAGGCCGATGCGCGTCAGCTCGCGGGCACACTCAACCGCGACCTGGTCCGCCCACTGATCGACCTCAACTTCGGTCCGCAGAAAAAGTATCCCAGGATCTGCATCGGCCGACCGGAACAGATCGACACCAAGGCGCTGGTCGACAACGTGGCCAAGCTTGTTCCTCTCGGCCTCAAGGTCGGCATGTCGACGATGCGCGATCGCATAGGCCTGCCCGACCCGGCTGAAGACGAGGAGCTATTGGCGCCGAAAGGCCCTGCGCCGATCGAGCCGCCCGTAGACCCTGCCCAGCCACCACTGAAGCCAGGAGAGACACGACAGACGGTGCACTCCACCGCGACCGGAAGGCGAGACGCGATCGAGCGCGCGGCCGACTCCATGCTTGGCGACTGGATGCCGCTAGTGTCGCCGATCGTTGCCGGCCTCGAAGCCGAGATCGCCGCGGCCTCCTCGGTCGAGGAGGTGAAGGCGCTGCTGGCGAAGCGCTTCGCTGGCCTCGACGCCTCGGCAATGACCGAACTGCTCGCGAACTCGGCTTTCGCCGCGCGCCTGGCAGGTGCGGTCGACGATCAGCTCTGATGACGCAACGGTTGGCTTGTTGCGTGCCGTTCTGCCGCCGCACGTTCAAGGATGACGGGTCGAGCGAAATCATCTGTGGCAACCATTGGCGGGCCGTGTCGACGCATCTGCGGCGGCGCAAATACAAGCTCTATCGGCGATATCGCTACCTCTACGGCGACAACGGCTATTGGGCGTTTCCGGCTGGATCGCCGAAGAGGATCGCGGCGGTGAAGCTCGCCAGGCTGTGCGATGCGGCATGGATGCGCTGCAAGCGGCAGGCGATCGAAAGGGCAGCAGGCATATGACCATTGACCTCAAGCCGCTGCCACCGCGCGACGCGATCGCGGCGCTCTTCGCGCGCGGCCAGCGGCTCGATCCCGAATTCTCCTGGCTGGACACCTGGCAGCAAGCCCATGCCCGCGCCTTCACGGTCGCCAAGTCGGCCGGCTTCGACATCCTTGACGAGATCTACCAGGGCCTGCTCAAGGCGCTGTCGGAGGGCAAGACCTTTCGCCAGTTCGCCGCCGAGCTGACGCCGCTGCTACAGGCCAAGGGATGGTGGGGCCAGCAGCCGGCCTTCGATCCGCTGACGGGCGAGACGCTCTGGTCGCAGCTTGGCAGCACCAGGCGCCTGACGACCATCTTCGACGTCAACATGCGCGTCAGCTACGCCGCCGGCCACTGGTCGACCTTCGAGCGCAACAAGGCGACGCGGCCGTTTATCCGCTACGTCCATCTGGAAGGCCAGGAGCATCCGCGTCCGCTTCACGCGCTCTGGCACAACACGGTGCTGCCGGTCGACCATCCCTGGTGGAACACCCACGCCTGCCCGAACGGCTGGAACTGCCATTGCACCCTGCAAGGCCTGTCGCAACGCGATATCGACCGGCTGGAGCGCGAAGGCGAGAAGCTGAAGTTCGAACCGGTGCCCGGCACGATGCGCAAGTTCGTCAACAAGCGCACCGGCGAAGTCACGACGGTTCCTGACGGCATCGATCCGGGCTGGGCGTACAACCCCGGCAAGGAGGGCTACGTCAGCGTCGTCGAACAGGATCTGGCGCGAAAGACTGGATCGTCCGACTGGGTGTCGCCCCCATCCTGACCACCTCCGCACGATCGCCGCACAGGCGCACAGCGGCCCCTTGGGGCGTGGCGTTGGTGCGGGAAGCCTCGTTTCGCGCTCTAGACCCGTTCAAAACCGATTTTAAGGGCTATCCAAGGGCCAGGCGAGGTCGTCAGGACGCGGCCTTGCCGGTTGCCCTCCGCTCGGCTACCGTTCGGCTGCGAATTCGGCGGCGGACCTATCAGCAATACGTCCCGCCAGTTCGGTCCCCCAAGAGCCGACCACCGCCCGCGACGGCGGGCATGATTTGAAGTCAGCGGCCGGGCCAATGTCCGGCGATGCACAACGCACTTGCCGCACTCCTTTCGGCCTCCTTGGTTGCCTCCCACTCGACTGCGCTCACCGCAGCCGACACGGAAGGCGACAAATGGGTGCAGCTGACGCCGGCCGGCACGTTCACCGGCCGCAACGGCCAGGGCCCCTGGATCACCGGCGACAAGGCTTCAATGGAGACGATCGTCGCCAACACCCGCCAGTATGCGGGCTCGACGGACCTCGCCATCGACTATGACCACCAGGCGGTGTTCGGCGCGGTCCCAGGCGTAGGCGGCAAAGCACCGGCCGCCGGCTGGATCAAGGACCTGAAGGCCCAGGACGACGGGATCTATGGCCGTGTCGAATGGACCGAAGCGGCGGCAACCGCCATCAAGGCGAAAGAGTATCGCTACCTCTCGCCCGTCTTCTTCCACGAAAAGACCTCCGGCCGGGTGCTAGCCATCCGCATGGCCGGCCTCACGAACACGCCCAACCTCGACCTGGTCGCGGTTGCCGCGAGTGCACTCTTTCCCCTCAACAACCAAACCGGAGACAGCATGGACAAGATCCTTGCGGCCCTTAATCTTGCCAAGGGCACGAACGAAGACGGCGTCGTTGCCGCAATCAATGCTCACCTGACCAGCAGCACGGCGATTGCGAAGGCTGCGGGCCTCACCGACACCGCCAAGCCGGACGAGATCCTGGCGGCGGTCAATTCGATTGTCGCTGACCGGGGCAAATTCGCCCAGGCGGCGGGCCTCACTGCTGCGGCAAAGGCTGACGAGATCGTCACCGCCGTGCAGTCGGCGATTGCTGGCAAGGTCGACCCGACCAAGTTCGTGCCGATCGCGATGGTCACCGAACTCCAGGGCGACCTGAAGAAGCTCCGCGATGATCTGGCAGCCGACAAGGCCACCGAAGCGGTCAACACCGCGATCGAGGATGGCAAGGTCACTCCGGCCCAGAAGGAGTGGGCGCTGTCCTATGCAAAGGCTGACCTGACGGCGTTCACAAGCTTTGTCGGCGGCGCGCCCACGCTGACCGCGTCCCAGATCAAGACGCCCAAGAAACAGGACGGCGAGGCCTCGGACTTGTCCGATAGCGATCTCGCCGTCTGCACCGCCATGGGCCTCGATCCGAAGAAATTCGCCGAGACCCTCAAGCTCAACAAGGAAACCGCTTAAATGGCCGCGTCCCGCGATCTAGAAATCCCGGCTCGCTCCGGCGACCGGTTCGGCTACCCGGCTAAGTCGGGTGTCCGCATCTTCCGCAAGTCGATCGTTGCCCTGCTGGCAACCGGCATGGCGGTTCCGGCAGGCACTGCCAACGCGGTGTCCGTCGTCGGCCTGGCTGAAGGCAACGTCGACAACCGCGACGGCGCTGACGGCGATCTGAACGTCGAGGCTCTGCGCGGCTGCTTCGGCTTCATCTTCGCCGCCGACGAGGTCGATATCGGCCGACCGGTCTATGCGGTCGACGATCAGACCTTGAGCTTCGACGGCTCGGGCGCTCGGCTGCTGGTCGGCACCGTTGCCGGCATCAGCGACGGTCGCACCTGGATCGATATCCCCGTCGCTGAGAAGGTGCTGATCCCGTTGTCGGCGCGCATCGCCACGTTGGTCGGCGCTGGTGTCACCAGGACGATCGCTTCGGTCAGGGGACGCATCACCAGGCTGCGCAGCGTCACCGATGGCATCCTGACCACCGGTGACGCCACGATCACCTGCGCCATCAACGGTGTCGCTGTGACCACCGGCGTCATCACCATCACCCAGGCCGGCTCCGCCGCTGGTGATGTCGACACGGCGGTCCCGACCGCCCTCAACGATGTCAACCCCGGCGACGTGATCAGCTTCACGGTCGGCGGCGCCAACGCAACCGCAACTCCGGCGACCGTCGTCGCCGAAATTGCGCAGTAGGAGAAAGCTTCAAATGGACATTAATGCTTCCACGCTGCGCAGCGTCTACACGGGGCTCAGCACCGCGTTCAATGCGCGGCTCGCATCCACCCCGACCCAGTACCGGACGGTCGCCATGGATGTGCCGTCGAGCACGGCCATGAATGAATATCCGCGCATGGACGATCTGCCCGGCATCCGCGAATGGATCGGCGACCGCCTTGTCCACGACCTGTCGGCCTCGACCTACATCATCCGCAACAAGGAGTTCGAGGGCACCGTAGGCGTGAAGCGATCCTCGATCGAGGACGATCAGTTCGGCTTCTATACGACCATATCCGCCCAGATGGGTCAGGACGCGGCCGAGTTCCCCGACCAGCTGGTCTGGCCGCTATGGAAACTGGGCAGCACGACGCTCTGCTACGATGGCCAGAACTTCTTCGACACCGACCATCCCGGCTTCGACGAAAACGGTGGCGAAACCTCCGTGTCGAATTTCACCGATGGCGCCGGCCCGGCCTGGTATCTGGTCGATGACACCAGGGTCATCCAGCCCATGGTGTTCCAGAAGCGCAAGCCCTTCAAGCTTGTGCCGATGGACAAGGAGACGGACCCGAACGTCTTCATGAAGGGCCAGTATCTCTACGGCGTCGACGGTCGCTGCAACGCAGGCTTCGGCCTCTGGCACCTCGCTCATATGTCCAAGGCCACGCTTACGCCGGCCAACTTCAAGGCGGCCCGCGATGCCTTGGGTGCGATCCGCAAGAAGAATGGCCAGATCATCAACATCCGCCCGGCCAAGCTCATCGTTCCCCAGGCTTTGGAAGCAGATGCGAAGCAGGTGGTTGAGGCGCAGCTGATCAACGGCGGTGACAGCAACATCTGGTTCAAGGCCTCCGAAGTGGTGGTCGTTCCGCAGCTCGGCTGATCACAGCCGGTTTGACCCTTTGCCTGTCGGCACCGCCCAACGGGTGCCGGCAGGTTTTTCGGAACAGTTGGAACCTCCGCAAACCCTCTGAGGAAATCCAATGAAGCTTTTTCGATCTCTACTGTTCTTGAGCATCGGCATCGCCACCGCTCTCATTCTCGCACCACTGACTGGCCTGAGCATGGCCGACGACTTCTTCCGGCACGCGCCGGCCGTCGCCACTGTCGACGCCGGTACCATGCTGACCAACGCCGTAGTCGCCGATGTCATGCGGATCGTGTCCGTCGCCCTGCTGATGGTCGTCGTGGCACTTGTGCTCTTCGCTCTCGCCGTGTCGGCCGGGCGCTTTACGCTGCTGCGTCACCTTAGCCGCCACTTCGATCCGCAGCACTTCTCCGGGCTGCACCGATCTCCACCTGGTTGACCGCGGACCTGCCGAAGATCCTGCCGGCTCCGGCCGGCGGGTTTTCGAAAAGCAGCCACCAGGCTCCTTTTCAAAGACCCGAAAACGAGGATTGAACGATGGCGAAAGCGTTGCGCGAAGCGAAGGCCAAGGCTCCAAAAATGGTGGCTGGCGCTCCCAAGGAAACATCCGGCCTGGAAGCGGCGGAAGCTGCACAAGGCCAGGATGCCCCGTCGTCGGGGGCGGCGACGGGGACCGATACCCGCGAGCAGAGCGACCAGGGCGGAGCCGGCGATCCGGCCGGCTCCGCGCGCGACAAGTCCGCCGAGGACCTGCGCCAGCTCGAAGCGGCGGCGCGGCTGAAAGCTGAGGCGGACGCCAAGGCGGAAGCGGAAGCGGAGGCCGAGGCCCTGGCGCTGGCCGAAGCGGCGGCCAAGGGGAATGCCCGACTGGACGACGCGCTCGATGCGCTCGCCGGCCAAGGCGAGCACCTGGACACGGAAGCCGAGTTCCGCAGCAGGTTTCCCCGCATGTCGGCCGCGCTCAACGCCTGGAAGGCAGAGCACGGCGACGAGCTGCCTTCCGGCCTTCGCATCCGCTCCAAGCTCGACGGCTTCCGCCGCGCCGGCATCCCCCATTCCAAGGCGCCGGTCGAGCATCAGCTCGGAGCGTTCAAAGGCCCCGAGCAACTGGAGGCCATCTTCGCCGAACCCAACCTGGTCGTGGAGCTGATCTGACCGTGCACGTCGTCCTGCCCATCTGGCTTGTGCCGCTGACGCTTTCGGTCCTGATCTGGGCCGGCGCGATCTTTTGGCCGAGCGCCGACGACGGCGTCTCCTATCAGCTGCGCGCGGTCGTTTTGGCGCTGGTTCGCTTTTCGGCCGCCTCGGCCGCGACACTCCTGGTGTGGCTCGCCTACTTCATCTGGCTTTTCGTGGCGGGCGCCTGATGAGCTACGCCGTCAAACAGGATCTGGTCGACCGCTTCGGCGCCACCGAGCTGATCCAGCTCACGGACCGGACCAACGTGCCGCCGACGACGATAGACGATATCGTCGTCGGTCGCGCGCTGGCCGACGCGGACGGCGTGATCGACGGCTACATCAGCAAGAAGTATGGGCTGCCCCTCTCAGTGGTGCCGTCTGTCCTGGTCAAGGTCGCGGCGGACGTCGCGCGCTACTTCCTGCACGGCGAGGCCGCCGACAAGGACAGCATCGTCACCCGCAACTACAACAACGCGATCGCCTGGCTGAAGGACGTCGCCAAAGGGCTGGTCGCGATCGACGATGGCGGCGAGATCCCGGAGCAGGCCGGCCGCGGCGCCATCAAGACCAGTGAGCCGAACCGCGTCTTCACCCGCCACAGCCTGAGGGGCATGTGATGGCCGCAGAAGGCATCCAGCTCCGCGTCGTCGACCAGCAGGTGCTTGCCACCCTCGATCGCATCGAGCGCGTAGCGACGGCGCCCAGGGCCATCATGGAAGCGATCGCCGCCTACCTGGTGCCTGCGGTGCAGCGCCATTTCGAGACCGAGACCGGTCCGGAAGGAAAATGGCCGCGCCTGAGCCCGCGCACGGCCGCGAAGCGCATTGGTCGCAGCCAGCGCGGTTACGGGCACATGCTGCGGGTCAAGAACCGCCTTTACAGCTCGATCACCGGCGAAGCGACCGACAACACCGCAGCGGTCGGCACCAACGTCGCCTATGCCGCCGCGCAGTTCCTCGGTGCCACGATCCAGATGCCTGCCCGCGAGCAGGACATCCACCTTGGCAAGACCAATCGCGGCCGGCGCTTCGTCAAGGCGTCGGCCAAGCGAAAGGAGACGATGCGGGTCAGGATCGGCGCGCACACCATCACCATCCCCGCACGCCAGGCGCTCTACCTCAACGATGGCGACCGCGCCGAGATCCTGCACGTCGCCGAGGACGCCTTCCGCGCCGAGGCCGACCAGGCGTCGGGTGCACGGCCATGAGCATCGTTTCTGAGCTGCGGGGCCTTCTCGACAACATCGACCCACCGGTGTTCCGCATCGTTGGCGGCGCCGCCGAGTTCGCTGCTCTGGCCGGCGAGCCTAAAGCCACGCCCGCCGCCTATGTCCTGGTTGAAGAAGAGCAGAGCGAAGACAACGCCCGCATGACCGGGCCGGTGCTGCAGCGCGTCGAAGCCGATGTCGCCGTCATCATCGTCACCAGGAATGTCTCGGACAACACGGGTGCTGCAGCTGCCGAGGAAATCGAGGCCCTGAAAGCCAAAGTGCGCGGTGCCCTGATGGGCTTCGTGCCGTCAGGCCTGGGCAGCGACCCGATCACCCATGTTTCCGGAAACCTGCTCAAGGCCAAGTCCGGCAACGTCTGGCAGCGCGAACTGTTCGCCGCCGCCTACTATCTCGAGGAGCAACCATGACCAAGTCCTACGATCCGCGTCCGGCTGGCCGCCACATCATCGACCGGGCGACGGGCAAGCTTGTCCGCGATGGCGAGTTCACAAATCCGGAGGCACCGGCCAAGCCGGCCACGCCGCCGATCCGCACGCCGGCTGTCAAGCCGGCCGATGACACTGGCGCCGGGCGTCCGGCTGGGAAAGGCAAATAACCATGGCATCCCGCTTTTACCGCAAACTCGCCGTCCTGGCGAAGCTCGAAGTCACCTATGGCGTCGACCCTGTTCCGACCGGCGCGGCCAATGCCATCCAGATGAACAACGTGACGATCACGCCCCTGGCGGGTGACCAGGCGTCGCGCGACCTGATGCTGCCCTATCTCGGCCAGCAGGGCGTTATCCTCACCGGAACCTATGCCCAGATATCCGGGGCGGTTGAAATCGCCGGTGCGGGTGCGGCCGGAGATGTTCCCGGTTACGGCGTGCTGCTACGGATGTGCGGCCTGGCCGAAACGATCGATGACGGCGTCGACGTCCAGTATGATCCGATCTCGGGCGCCTTCGAGGCCGGGACGCTCTATTTCAACCATGACGGGGTCCGGCACATCCTGCTTGGCGCGCGCGGCAACGTCACGATCGACCTGACGCCAAAGCAGATCCCACATTTCACATTCACCCTGACCGGCCTGCTCGGAACCATCACCGACGCCGCACTGCCGGCCGCCGTCTATACCGCGTTCCAGGTGCCAAAGCCGGTCAACAAGGCCAACACCACCCTGTCGCTGCATGGCACTGCTGCGGTCGCCGAGAGTGTGGCGATCGACCTTGGAAACCAGGTCGAGCCGCGCTTCCTGATCGGCGACGAGAACATACAGCTCGTCGACCGCAACCCGAGCGGCACTTGCGTGGTCGAAGCGCGCCTGATGGCAACGACCAACTGGTTCGCGCTGGCCCAGGCAAGGACGCGCGGAGCGCTCGCCGCCCAGCACGGCACGGTCGCCGGCAACATCGTCATGTTCGACGCGCCGGCGGTCGAGATCGGGCGCCCGACTGAAGGTCAGACGCAGAAGATCATCAACTACTCGCTGCCGCTCATGCTCTGCACCGATGCCGGCGACGACGAGCTGAAGATAACGGTCAAGTAGGGGCGCTCGCGCCCCTACTTCCGCCCCCTTTAAACCCGTTTGAAAGGCCCTTCGCATGAAGTTCAAAATCATTGACGAGCACATCTATTGGTGGCCGGTCGAGGTGCAGATCCCGGAACCCGACAAGCCCGGCAAGACCGTCACCCAGTCTTTCACCATGCAGTTCAAGGCCATGGGTGCGGACGACGGCACGGCCCTTCTCAAGGAGATCGAGGCGCTGCCGACACCCGAGGAGCGGCAGGCTCGCCAGCATGAGGAGCTTCTGCGGGTTTGCCAGAACTGGCGCGATGTAACCGACGACAAGGGCGAGGACGTGCCCTTCAGCACCGATGCCCTAAAATCCTGCCTGCAGTTCTCCTGGTTCAGCCGTGGGCTCTACAAGGCCTATTGGCGCTCGCTGGCGCCCGACGAGGCACGAAAGGGAAACTGAGAGCGGCCGCGCGGGAATGGGCGTTCGCCCGCGCTGGCCGCAGCGACCCTCAGCTACCCACGACAATCGACAGCGACCTGGTCGCGCAGTGGGCCGAGCTCGGCGTGACGGTCGAGGCAGATGATGACGATGAGGCTATCGCCGTGTGGCGGATCAACTGGCAATCGGTGATGGCATTCCTCCGCTGCGAGACCCAGTGGCGGGCTGTGTCCGTCGCCGTCGGCGAAGGCAGTCGCCTGATCTGGCTCGGCATCGACTACGCCTCGGCCAAGCCGGTCTTTGCACGCCGCAACCGCACCGACGAGCGCCGGCTGTTTGACGACATTTGCGTGATGGAGCACGCGGCGCTGGAAGCCATGGGCGAGATCGACGAATGAGCCTGAACCTCGCCCTCGTCATCTCCGGTGAAGCGTCTGGCGCCAAGGCGGCGACCGCCGAGACGACGGCCGGCGTCAAGGCCCTCGGCGCGGAGGCGCGGCAGACGGCTTCCGCCATGGTGGCGGCAAACGACCAGGTCGTGGCGTCGGCACGTGGGGCAACCGAAGCGATCACCGCCCAGGCCGCTGCCCAGCGCCAGCTACAGGGTGCGATCCAATCAATGGTCGCAGCCGCGCAACCGACCAGTGACGCCGGCTACCGGCAGCGCGCGGCCGACATCGATGCCTTCGGCGCGGCGCTGGACCGGACCAGGGCGCGCTATGATCCCCTATTTGCGGCGCAGATGCGGCACAAAGCGGCCGTTGAAGCCATCAACCAGGCCGAACGTGTCGGAGCCATCAGCGCCTCATTGGCGACCGATGCCCGGTTGAGAGAGACGGCCGCGCTGAACAGCCAGGTTAGCGCTCTTAGTAGCGTAGCCGCTGCGCAGAAGAGCGCAGCACAGGCGATGGTCAATCGGGTCTCGATCGTCCCGGATCGAGGTTCTGAGATCGCCGCCTACGGCGCCGAACTGGATCAGTTGCGCGCCCGCTTCAATCCGCTGTACGCCGCCTCGAAACAGTATGAGACTGAACTAGACCAATTGAATGCGGCGCACCGCGTTGGCGCGATCTCCGGTCACGAGCACGAGGCTGCACTTGAAGTCCTAAACAACCGCTACACGGTGTTGGGCCAACAAGGGGCTCGGGCCGCCGGTGCGTTCGGCGCAGTTGGCGGTGCGGCGCGCCTGACGTCCAATCAGCTGCTCAACCTTTCCCGCCAGGGCAACGACGTCGTCACCATGTTTGCCCTCGGCGCGCCGCCGATGATGATCTTTGCCTCGCAGGCGGGCCAGATCTACGACGCGCTCGAAAGCGGACCTAAGGGCCTGCGCGGCTCGCTGGCCGGGATCGCCTCTGGCGTCAAGTCGGCCGCATCAAGCTTAATCAGCGGTGCCGCTGCATTTGTGAGCTTCTCCAACCCGGTGGGCCTGGTGGCGACGGGCATCATCGCCGGCACGGCCGCTCTGCTCACCTATGCCTCGGTCAGTCGCGAGAGCATTCGCTCGATCGACGACGTTCTCAAGGATCACGAAGCCAACATCAAAGACCTGAAACAGGCCTGGGCGGGCGACGCGACGGCGGGGATCAAGACCTATGCCAGCGAAGGGTTTGGAGCGCTTGCAATCAAATCGGTCCAGACGGAGCTGGAACTGAAGGCTTCCTTGAGCCAGGCCGCCCAGCAAGCTGCCAAGGGGATGATTGCAAACGACAACGGCCTAGCAGGCGGCTCGCAGTTTGGGGTCGTTAACAAGTCGGAATTCTCCCAGTTTGGCGACGAGATCGATTATCTTCGCGGCACAATTGCCAGGGGCGCGCCCGACGTACTCGGCTTCCGCAAAATGGTCGAGGATCGTTGGAAGCTCGACCCGACAAATCAGGAATTGGAACGTCAGGCGCTCGCACTTCACCGCCTGACGGATGAAGCGGCCTTGGCAGCCAGGGCGCTTCCCGCCGCTCAGGCAGCGGTCAATGCGCTTGTCGTCAGGGGTGGCCGGCCGGACTTTGGCCAAGGCGCCGCCATGCAGGCGGATCTGATCAAGAACGCCGAGACCGCCTATCAGCTTAAACGCGATCAGGAGGTCGCACTCGGCCGGATCGGCGCGCGATCGCCGCAGGAGCTGGCCGACGCTGCCCGAGCTGCCGAGCGGGCCAAGCCGATCACGGGAGAAAGCTTTGCCGTCCGGCAGCTGCGCGAGGAAAGCGCCGCGGCCTTGGCCGCCGCCCAGGCGCAGCATCAACTCGACGAGGCCCAGCAGCAGCGCGCGCGCTCGCTCCAGCAGACCATTGCCGGGGCAAGAGTGGACCTCGATCTGGTCGGACAGACCACGGCAGCAACGGAGGCCTATCGCCTCGAAAGCCAGCTGCTCGCTCAGGTCCAGGAAGAGGCCGCGCGCAACCACGTTGCCGTCGATCAGGCCGAAATCGCCAGCATCCATCAGAAGGCGATCGAATACGGCAAGCTGCGCGCTCTGCAGGAGGCGCGGGACACGATCCATGGCCAGGTCGAGGATCTTGAGGTCCAGCGCGCCGAGCTGGCACTCGTGGGCCAAAGCAAGCTGGCGCATGACCGCATCATCGCTGCCCTGATAACAGAGCAGGAGATCCGCAGGCTCGGCATCGATGTCTACGGCCAGGAGGCCGAGGCCATGCGCGCCAACACGGCCGCAGCGGCGGAGCTGGCCGACGCAACCGCGCGTGCCAGCCTGCAGCAGCAGCTCCAGTTCGACCGCGAGCAGATGTTCCGGTCTCCCACCGAGCAGAACGTCGCTTCGACCATGCGTGGCGCCGGCCTCGACTACGACCCCAACTCGGCGATCGCCCAGCAGATCCGCTACAACGAGCAGCTCAAGACCACCAAGGCCGCCTGGGAAGACATCTTCTCGACGGTCAACGAAGGCATCGACGGCATCAGCGACGCGTTGTTCAGCGGCGGCTCGATCGAGGATGCCATCAAGAAGGCCGGCCAGCAGTTGGCCAAGACCGTGTTCGACATGGCGGTGACCAACCCGCTGAAGAACTGGCTGACCGGCGGTGATTTCAAAACGATCGCGGATCTCGGCATCTTCGGCAACGGAGCGACCAGCGGTAAGGGCGGCGGCTTCGGCGGTGTGCTTGGCCAGATGCTGGGCGCTCAGAAGGCCGTCGCCTCCATGCAGGTGCAGGCGGCGAGCGTCTTCATCAACGGGTCGCCGATCGGCGGCATTCCAGGCCTGCCCGGCGTTCCCGGCGCGGCCAACGACAATGGCGGCATCGTCGGCTGGTTCAAGAGCCTGTTCAGCGGGTCGCCGGCGGCGGCCAACTCCAACAGCCAGGGTGGCATTGCCGGGCCGAATACAGCCGCGACGGCGGCGAAGCTTCTTTCCGGCCTCGGCTCGCCGCTGGGCTTCGGCAATGACACCGCATCGACGGGCTCCATTGCAAGCGCTGCGTCCGGCGGGGGTGTCGCCGGCCAGGTCTGGAATTTCTTCGCCTCTAAGGGGCTGAAGCCTTTTCAGATTGCGGGCATTCTCGGCAATGTGAAGGCAGAAAGCGCCTTCAACCCGACGGCCGTCGGCGACGGTGGCAATGCGCTCGGCTTGTTCCAGTGGAACGATCGCGCTCCATCCATGCTCAACGCGATCGGCGGCCGAGGCAATCTCGGCAACGTCCAATCGCAGTTGCAGTTTGCCTGGAAGGAGTTGCAGTCGTCCGAGGGCATGGCCCTAAAGAAGCTGCTGGGCAGCACGGACGTTCGCGGCGCGACATCCGCCTTCGCCGGCTTTGAGCGGCCGAAGGGCTTCAGCTGGGCCGATCCCGAAGGTGCTCACAATTTCGCCGGTCGCCTCAACGGAGCCCAGGAGGCACTATCGCGCTTCGGCGGCACCGCTACATCGGCGACTTCAGCGCTCTCGGGCTCGACCAGCGCGATTTCCAGCCTCGCGTCTTCGACCGGCGCGGCCGCAAAGGGCCTTGACATCTTCGGCAGCGGTGCCGGCAAGCTTGGAAGCGCACTGACCCAGTTCCCGGCTGCGCCTGGTGGGGGCGGCGGTGGGTTTGGCGGCCTGTTCAACATGTTCGGAGGGCTGTTCGGTGGCGGCGGCGGTATTGGTTCCTTCTCAGCTGGAGTACAGGCCGACTTTGCGTCGGGCGCGTTGGGCTTGGGCCTGTTCGCCAACGGCGCCGCATTCTCACGGGGCAACGTGGTGCCATTTGCTCGCGGCGACGTGTTCTCATCGCCCACCTATTTCCCGATGTCAGCCGGCCGCACCGGCGTCCTGGGCGAGGACGGCGAAGAAGCGGTCATGCCCCTCCAGCGCGGCCCGGACGGTCGCCTCGGCGTCGTCAACCATCAGCCGCTGCGGGCGCCCAGGGCGGCGAACGGCAATGCCCCTGGCGGCGGCTCCTCTGGCGGCCTGGCGCGCAGCCATATCGAAGGGATCGTCAATTCGATCGCCGACAAGCTGAAGCTCGAAGCCAAAATCATCAACCTGAACGACGGCAGCGACATCAAGCGGTGGATGATGTCGGAAGACGGCCACAACACCGTTGCAGTCGTGAACCGTCGCAACGGAGCTGGTCCATGAACGATCAGCTATTCGTCGGTCATCTGGCCAATTGTGAAACCAGCGATTTGATCCATCCGGGAACGCCAAGCCTCGCATTTGATCGCGTGAAGGGCACCAGGGATCATGATCCGCACGTCGCGCAAATGAAGATAGACCGGGAATTCGAAATTGTCGGGATCTGCTCCGCCCTCGGCATTCCTCTCCTTCATGATCTGAGCCGTACTTTCGGCGTGCCCTTTCAGCGTCGTCCGTACCAACTCAGCCGTTTCGGCGTCACCTCCTTGTGGCGTCGCCTCACCCCATTTTTGTTCGGTCCATTTGAAGAAATCGACATTGGACATCACCTGGCCGCTGATCAGCACGCCCTGAGAAAGGACTGTTACCGACACTCCGATGCCATTGTTGGCGTAGTGCGCAAGCGAGCCCACAAACACGTCGGTATTAGGCTTGACCCGCACCAGCTGCGGCTCCGCCGCATCGGGCTTTACTTCGTCGCTCATCTTCAAGTCCTCCGTTTCAACCATCTCAACAGAAAAACGCCCAGGAGTCGAACTGCCTGGAGCAACATTTACACCGGCCTGCTGGGAGGAGTTTTTCCATGTCCTATCTGAACTCACTCGTCCTCGACAGCGGCCTGGCGGTGATCGTCGCCAACGCCAACCGTCTGCATATCTGTTCGTCGGAGCCGGCAGACTATGCCGCGACGCTCACGGCCTCGCTCGGCACAAAGAACACGCCGACGATCGGCGCGCTTGCCGCCCGCACGCCGTCCGGCCGCAAGGTGACTGTTTCCGCGATCACCAACGGGGCTGTCAGTGCCAACGGCAACGCCTCGCATTGGGCTCTGGTCGACACGGTCAACTCGCGGCTGCTCGCCACCAAGGCCCTGGACGCGGTGCTGGCGGTCAACAATGGCGACACCTTCACACTGCCGGCGTTCGACATCGGCATACCAGGCCCGGCCTGACGCATGGCGACCGTTGCCCTCTCAACCGGCAATCTCGACGCGGGCACGCCTGACCTGCCGTCGCTGCACCTTGGGCTGATCCATCACCTGTCGACCGGCAACCTGGATGCCGGCGCGCCGGATCTCGCCTCACCGGAGATGGTGATGCTTTACGAGCCATGGCCGTTCCGCCCGCTGATCGGCGCCAGCGACACGCTGGAAACCCTGTCCGAAGTGATGCCGTCCTACACCGAGGAGCAGCGCCTGGCGCTGCGCAAGGCACCGCGCCAGAACCCGCGCTACACGGTCAAGCTAGATCCGGCGGAGTTCAGCCAGGCCAGTGACTTCGCTCGTCGCAGAGCCGGCACTCAGGTCTGCCTTCCGATCTGGTGGGAAGGCATCCGCCTGGCCGGCGATGTTTCGGCGGTCGACACGGAGATCTCGATCGACACGACGGCCGGCGACTGGCGCGCAGGCGGTCGGCTGATCGTCTGGCAGAGCGCGGACAATTATGCGCTGGCCCTGATCACCGCAGTCGAGGTCGACAGCGTCACGCTGCTGGCGCCGATCGGCGCCGACTTCACCACGCCTACGGTCGTGCCGGTCCGCGTCGCTCGGACGGTCGAGGGCTTCAGCATCAGCCGTGGCAAGCTGGTGATCGAGGTGACCGCGCGCTTCCAGGTCGAGGACAATGTCAAGCTGGAGGGCGACGCCGGCTATCCGCAATACCAATCCATAGACGTGCTGACCGAGCCGACCGCGCGCGTCTCCGACATCTCCGAGAACATCATCCAGGCAGGCGAATACCAGGACAACGGCTTCGGCCTGGTCATGCTCGAGCGCCAGCGCGAATATGTCGACTACGGCCAGAGCATTGCCTTCCTCGAGCTGGGAGCAGCTGCGGTCTGGCGGCGCCGCGTTTGGGTGCATGCCCGCAACGGCAAGCAGAAGCCGTTCTGGCTACCGACCTTCAACTCCGACATGAAGCTCATGGCGCCGATCGGCGCGGCCGACACCGTCGTCACTATCAAGCGGGCGGCGCTGCCGGCGGGCTACCTCGGCCGCCACGTCATGATCGAGCTGAAGAACGGCACCCGCTATTTCCGGCAGATCGTGGGCGCGGTGCGCGTGGGCGACACCGACGAGGTGACGTTGAACACCAGCCTTGGCGCTGCCGTCAGCGCCGTGCAGATCCTGTGGTTCTGCTACCTCAGCAAGGTGCGCCTGGACGCCGACGCGGTCACCTTCAACTTTCCGGCCTCCGGTCGCGGACCGCTGGTCGCCACGCTGTCTGTTCCGGTCATGGAGGTGCCGGCGTGAGCTACGACACACCCGAGGCCTCGGTCGACGACGGCGAGCCATACTTCCTCTATCTGTTCAACAACGGCGTCGCCAAACGGCGCTTCACGTCCGACGCCGAGCCGATCATGGCCGATCCCGAGGAAACCGGGACGCCACAGAAATGGTTCAAATCGGCAATCGCGCACACGGAGATCGAGCAGACCGGCAACATCGAGCGGAACTCGGTCGACATCACTTTTCCGCTGTCCGACGACTATGCCCGAACCCTGCAAAAGCCGGGCAGCGAAGTCGTCACTGTGACGATCTGGCGGGGGCACCACACGGATCCGGACGGTGAGCTGGAGGTCTTCTGGAAAGGGCGTGTCGTCGACACGGTGGATCAGAAGCTCAACATCAAAGTCACGGTCGAACTCGCCTCTACTTCGATGCGCCGGACAGGCTGCCGCGCCCAGTATATGCGCCCATGCCGGCATGCTCTCTATTTCACCGGTTGCAACCTCAACGTCGATGATTGGAAGATCCCGGCGACCGTTTCGGCGGTGACAGGCGGCCTGCTCCTCACCGTCGCCGAGGCCGCTGCGGAAACCGACCAATGGTTTAAAGGCGGCCTGGTCATTTTCGACGGCCTCTACGGCTGGGTAGGCGATCATGACGGCGACCAGCTCACTCTGATCGCCAGCGGTATCGAAGGGCTGGCCGAAGAGGTGGCCGCCCACGGATCTGCAGCCGTCTTCATTGCTCCAGGCTGCGATCTCAGCAGCGGCCCGACCGGCTGCGAAAAGTTCGACAACAACCTTGAATATGGCGGCTTCGAGTTCATGGCTGACGTCAACCCGTTCTCCCAGAGCATCACCTGATGTTTTGGAACATAATCCTCGCGATCGCCTCATACGCGCTCCAGCTGATACTTGCGCCTAAGCCGCAGAATGCGAAGCCAAAGTCGCTTGAGGATTTCAACGCGCCGACGGCTGAAGAAGGCCGCGCTATTCCGGTGTTCTTCGGCACCAATGATGACCAGAGCCCGAACTCGACCTGGCATGGCGACCTGGGCAAACGTGCGATCAAGGGGGCGCGGCGTTACGGCTTTTTCGGTCCGCGCCAGGTGCTCGGCTATAAATACTCGCTCGGCATGCAGCTGAGCGTCTGTCACGGCGTGCCCGACTATTTGCTGCGCGTGACGGTCGGCGACAAACAGGCATGGAAGGGCAGAGCGGCCGGCGGTCGGATCACGATCAACAAGCCCAAGCTCTTTGGCGGCGACCAGAGCGAAGGCGGCATTTCCGGCGATATCGATATCTGCATGGGCGCGCCCGACCAGCCGCGCAACGACTACCTTCAGGCGAAGCTCAGCGAGAAAATCTCGGCGTTCCGCGGTGTCTTCACGGTTGTGCTGCGGCAGGTCTATCTCGGCACGTCGAACTACATCAAACCATGGGAATTTCGCGTCCAGCGCATCCTAAAGCGCTCGGACGGCAGCGAGCAATGGTATCCGGAGAAGGCCGCGATCCCGGCCGAGGCAACGACCACCGACAACCTCGCGTTCTATTTCGCACTCGACACCTCCGACAGCGTGGTCGGCGTTCGGCTGAACGCACTCAAGCACGCCGTTCAAGGCGCGATCGACACCATGCGCGCGGCCTACGGTGACGATGATAACGTGCTCATCAAGTACGACGTTCGCATGGTGTCATTCGGTGCCAGCGTCAGGTCAAGCATACAGCGCCGGAACTGCAAGGCGGCGGACTTCGATGCACTGTACGACTGGGTCACGGCCCTGACGACGGCGAGCGAGAATGGAACGAACTTCGAAGCCGGCCTCGCCAGCGCACCGTCCTATTTCGACGGCACGGATACCAAGAAGACGCCGTGCATCATCATCATCTCGGATGATGACGACCAGGTTGACGACGTCTTCTCGGGCGTCCCGGGTGCGCTGGAGACGCTGGCCAGCATGGACGATATCTCCGTCTACAGCTTCCGCGTGTTCGGAGCAGGCAGCGTCGACCACGTGCTTACCCAGTTCGATACGACGCCAGGGGATACAACACCGGGCGAGGACACTGGCGTCCATCTGCTCATCTTCGGCTCCGGCACGCTGGACAGCGCAATGACGCCGGGAGCGCTGATCCGCTTCTACGATATGAACCCGGCTCACATCATCCGGGAGTGCCTGACCGACCCCGTGTGGGGCCTTGGCTGGCACGATGACGACATCGACGACACCAGCTTCAGCTACGCGGCTGACACCTTCTTCAACGAGGGATTTGGTCTCAGCCTTAAATGGTACCGCGAAGAAGAGATCCAGGAGTTCATTACGACGGCGGTGCTGTCTTGCGCCGACGCATACCTTTACGGCTCGCGCAAAACCGGAAAGTTCGTCCTGAAGCCCGTGCGGGACGACTACGACCTCGACCTGATCCCGATCCTGACGGAAGACGACATCGTCGAATTCACCGAGATCAAGCGCCGGCAGCCCTCGGAGGCGATCAGCTCTGTCGTGGTCAAATACAACAACCGCGAAAAGCGCAAGGTCGGCGCCCATCGTGTTACCAACACCGCCCAGGCAATGCAGGCCACGAAGGTGCAGCCGCCGGCGACGCGGGATTATCCCGGCATCAACGTACCGGCGCTTGCGATACGCGTAGCTCAAAGGGATGTGGTAGCCCTCGGCTCTGGCCTGATCAGTGGGCGCATCGTTGCCAACCGCAACGCTTCGGTCCTCAACCCTGGCGACCCATTCAGGATCGTCTCCGCACGCCACAGACTTTCGGGCGAGGTCATGCGCGTCGCCAACCAGCGCTTCGGTGACGGTCGCAGCAACAAGATCGGCCTCGGTCTTGTCCAGGACGTCTTCAAGCTGCCGGCGGCGGCGCTGGTCGACGATGGCACGTCGGGCGGTGGCTGGGAGCCGCCTTCTCAAGAGCCTCTGCCGGTTTCGCCCAGGATGGTCGCCGAGATGCCTTACCGCGAGTTGCTGCAGATGATGGGGCCTTCCGACCTGGCCGCCACGCTCGCCAGCAATCCCGATGCCGGCGTGCTTCAGATCGCGGGTGCCTCACCGACGCCTGACGCCACAAATGCGCTGATCGAGGTCGACGCCGGCTCCGGCTATGCCGAGGCCGGCACGCCTCTTGATTTCGCACCTGGTGCGTTCCTCGACGGCGATGTCGCGATTGACGCGACCGAGATCACGGTGACCGGCGCGATCGACTTCGACATCGTCGAGCTGGGCACTCTGGCGATCATCAACGGTGCGACGCCGCTGACCGACGAGATTGTCCGGATCGACGCCATCGTTGGCAACACGCTCACCATTGCCAGGGGCTTCCTCGACACGGTGCCCCACGCCCATTCCAGCGGCGCTTCAATCGTCTTTTTCGACGACATCTCGAACACCGATTTCGAGATCTACACGGCCGGCGACGATGTCTCGGTAAAGCTGCTGACGGTCACCGGGATCGACACCCTGGACGCGGCGGCGGCGCCGACCGACACGGTGGCGTTCGACAGCCGTGCCATCCGGCCGCTGCGGCCGGCGGGCGGGAAGCTCAACGACATCGGGGCCGGCCTCGTCACCTCGAACGGCATCGCCGATCTGGCGGCCACCTGGTCGGAGCGCAACCGCCTGATCGAGCTGTCGCCATTGCCATCGTGGACCGATGCAACGGAGGGTTCAGAGGCTGGTCAGACGACGGTCCTCGAAGTGCTGGACCCATCGGGCACGACGGTGCTGACGACCCACAGCGGGTTATCCGGAACATCGTTCTCTGTTCCTGTGGCGTCGTTTGCCGGCAACTCGTCGGGATGGGTGCGGTTCGGCGCGGAACGGGACGGATATCGCGAGTGGCAGGCGTATCAGCTTCAGGTGGCCTTCACTGCCGTGTCGGCCGGATCATTCGTAATCACAGGTCACGACGTGGGCCTGTCCCGAGGCATCGTCGCGACCGTCGCGAACTACCTGCTGGCGTTCAATCCTGTGGCGTTCAAGGTCACCATGCCGGTCGGGACGGGCTCGTACATTATCACGGGCAACGCCGTGGGCCTCAGCAACGCTCTGTCGATCTCGGCCGGGACGGGCTCGTTTGCGCTAACAGGCATCGCCGTTGGCCTCACATTCGTCTCGACAATGACCTACAGCTTCGAGGGCTACACGCTCGATAACTCCAACCTCACCGTCTACACGTTCAATGCCAAGAACGTCGGCGCAGCTGGCGCCGGTCGGGTGATAGCCATAGCCGTCCAGTCGCGCCCGTCGAGCATTGGCACTCCTCGGTCCGTCTCGGGCGTCACCTGCAATGGCAACGCCATGACGCCAGGACCAGCCGTCACCGGCGGCGGCACCGGTCAAGCAACCCTAGCTTGGTTCTATATCGTCGAACCCACTGGGACGACGGCCAACTTCGTCGTCACCTTCAGTAATGGAACCCAGAACTGCGCGATCGCGACGTACCGCCTGTTCCCGGCCAGCAGCACGCCTGTCGACAGCGTAACCGCCGGCGCAAGTGCATCTGCGACCCTGACTGATCTGGAGGTCAAGACCACCGGGCTGGCTCTCATAGCGATCGACACCGGTCGGTCCGGCACGCCGTCGCTGGACAGCAGCTCGTGGAACGGAGTGGACACGCCAATCCGCGATGTGACGGACCAACTTAACGATCAGAGTGGCTGCCTGAACGTCTTCTCCATACCCACGACCGAGAACAACACCGGTCGAGACTTCACCGCAGCGGACAGCGGGCAATTAGTGAACATAGTCGGCATGTCATTCCAGTAGACCTCACCCTACACAGGAGACCATCATGGTCGCATTTAACAAGTTCAACTCTTTCTCTGAGGCACTGGCCGAGAAGGTCCACAACCTCGGATCGGATGCCATCAAGGTCGCGCTCTGCGCGGCAGCAAACGCTCCCGTGGCGGGGAACTCGCAGCTCTCCAACCTGACGGAGATCAGCTACGCCAACGTGTCCTCCAGAGCCGTGACGACCTCGACGTCGGCGCAGACGGGGGGCACATACAAGCTCGTACTGACGGACCTCGTACTGAGTGCGACCGGGGCTGTCGGGCCGTTCCGGTACGTCGTTCTCTATAACGACACTGCCACGAACAAGGAGCTGATCGGATATCTCGACTACGGCTCGGACCTCTCCATGGTCAACGGCAACAGCTTCACCATCGACTTCGACGGCTCCGCCGGCGTTCTGACACTGGCATAGGGGATAGGCTCATCATGAAGACCACGTACAATTTCGATCACAACGACATGCGCACTCGCTTTCACGCTCTGCGCGCCGAGCGAGAGCGGATGTCCACCACCGACGTCGAACCGCTGCGCAAGCAGATGGACGACATCATCGCCGAGATCCGCGTCCTAGAGGCCAAGCTGAAGCCGATCGACGCGACCTATCGCGAGAAGCGGCAGGCTCTCGTCCCGATGGACACCGAGCTGGCGATCATCTCGCGGGCACTTAAGGGTCAGACCGGCGCGAGCGAATAAAACCTGTGCAATTGCACAGGTACCGCCGCCGTCCCCACGATGGCAAAAGGTTAGCCAGAAGGTAGGAGACGCAGATGAGCATTCCCGCTGGCGAAGGTGCGCCGAAGATCCCTCTAAAACCCGGCTACTATTGGGCGAAATGGCGTGTGGCGACTGAGGGAACCCAGGACGGTGCTGAGCTGACGCCAAGTGACAACTGGGAGATCGTCCAGGTCGTGGAGAACGATCCGGATTGGGAAATCCATCCAGCCGAGCAAAAGGCGCTGTTCGTCTTCGTGTGCGGCGTTGGCGAGGCCCAATGGCGGGATAGCTTTGTGTGGGGCGATTTCATCGCGCGGCTGGCGCCAGCCGCCCCTTTGGGCGTGAAGGAAAGGGCGGTGACGGAGGAGATGGTCAACCGCGCGTTGGATGCCGCCGCCTACTGCCGCAACCCAGACACCGCCAAGTGGATGCGCGCCGCCCTCACCGCTGCCTTAACGCCGGCGTGAATGGCCGTTGAAGGGCTATTCGCGCCGCCCTTTTGATGCCAAGTGAAGTTGCGCGGAGGTGCCAAACGATTTTGCGCGCTACAGGCATTTGTAACGCGCAAGATCGGATGGCATCTCTGGTAAGCGGTGCGAGTTTACGCCAGAGGCCACGAGTTCCCACGGAAGGCTTATTAAAAACAAAAGCTTGGGAGAGGCAGCGCGATCCGGCTGGGCGGCCGAGCGACATGTCGCTCCGCGCAAGATCAGTTGGCACCAAATCGGCCGTAGCGCCCAAATCAGGCGCAAGATCGCATTGGCAGCGCGGGAAACCGCCAGCAACCCGCTAAGTGCCGTTGAAGAAAGAGCAATTTTGGCGCAGCGAGAGCGCGAAGAGATCGGAAAAGCGCCTAAACCGGCCGCCGAACTCCGAACTGAACTCTGACTTCGCGTCAGAGTTCGCAGGAACACAAATACGCCCACCGATGGCAACCGGCAAGCGTATGAAATCGTTACGGTTTCCATCCTGACGGATGGAGAAAAACCAGCGCTGGAACTCTGACGCGAACTCCGAACGTTGCCGGCACGGAAAAGAGGCCGCGTTAGCGACCCCTTTTCAGCAAATCACCGTAGGGCCGCAAGCACAGGCCGGATAGGCAAATCATGCCCGCCGTGTCGACTATCCACAGGAACAATAAGTGCAACAGGAGTGGCGACTATGGTTGGCCACTCGACCGCAGGGGCGGGCATGACGCCGCGATGGGAAGAGATGCGAACATCCAACTATGGACCGTGAGCCGTTCAACGACGTTCGAACCAAATTCGACCTGATGCCAGATGCAGGCATTCCGGCGCTGCAAGTCGCCTATGATCGCATCCGAGAGAAGCGCGCGACGCAAACGCAAATCCTAGCTGATACGAACGAGCAACTGGCCGCAGTCGGACTGCCAGCACTCAGCCTATCGAACCTGAACCGGTGGGCGCTACGCATTAGGCGGAAAGCGGTCAGGCGGCCAACCATGTCGCAAGCCTTCGAGCAACAGCCAAACACGAACGTCGCGGCCGAAGTTGCTCGCCAGCTGCGAGCGCTCGCCGACGACATCGAGCGCCAGGCAGTCGCACCGGCAAAATGAGTGCAAACGTTGCACTCATTCGCGAACAGGCGTATATCCACTCCAGAGCTTGAAAACTCTGCTGGCGCTACGGTGCCTCCAAGGCCGGATCGATCCGAAATAAGTGCAAGATTTGCACTCAATTCGAGCCCGCGCCTGAACGGCGCTTTTTTTATGCCCGGAACAATATGAGTGCAAGTTTTGCACTCGAAACTCTGGGAGCGGTCGCAGTCATCCACGCGGCCGGGAGGTCGCGGTGTATGTCCAGGGCGAAGGCCTAAAGATCGCGGTGCCGTCCAGCACGGTTTTCAACTCCCGGCTTCCGCGATGGTCGCGGATGCCTTGCCTTGAAAAGCAATGCTGGAGACCGAAACATGCAGACCGCTAAAATTCTCGACCAGTTCGAGCAAACCATCCAGGCCAGCCGGGCGCTGAACTGGATGCTTTTCTGCACCCATCTTCAGGGTGACAGCCTCACCAAGGAACGCGACGGCATTCACACGCTGTTGGAGACGCAAGCCGATCTTTACGAGGCGATCGTGCAGCAGCTCGCCGCCGCCGAAAAGCAGACAGCGACCGACCGGATAGCCGAGATCAAAAACTCACTGTCGGATCGGGCCGGCCGGCAGCTCATGCAGGAGGATACCGAACAGGCAGCGCGCGACCGTCAGTCGGCAAAGCTCGACGCGGAACTGGCCGGCCACGAGACGACGCAAAGCCCCGACGAGATGCGCGAGCAATTCATCGCCGATCACGCCCGGCGCGGCGTCAGCGTCCCGGCGATCGCCGAAGCCCTCAACATGAAAGAGGCAGCGGTCGCCAAGCTTGTCGGCCAGCTGCTTGGAACGGACAGACGCTCGCCGCGCAGCAGCGGCGGCAAAGCCGTCAACGAATAGGGGGCGATCATGAAACTATGGCTGATCGCCCGCGCGCAACGCGCGGCCCTGAAAAACGCGCTGATCGACCACGATCCGCGAAAACCTCAAGCGGGCTTCTTTCTACGTCGCCTGTGGGGCTCGCTACGAAGCACGAAGCACTGAAAAAATCAAAGGCGCGGTTCCAAAACCGCGCCTTTGCTCTATCCAGCGTTCAACCCGAAAAACAGGGGTTTTGTGATGAGTAATCCCGAACTGAAATTGACGGTGCAGGTGCCAGCCGACGAATGGGCATATTGCCAGCGTCGGCTCACCTATCTCGAAACGATGTTGCTTCACATGGTGCGCGACCTGGGCGAGACACAGGAATGGTACAACGCGGGCGATCTGGCTGCGTTGCGATTGCCCGGCCTGCCCTGGTCACGTGAAGGCGTCACGGCCCGCGCCAGGGCCGCACGATGGCCGCGACGGCGCGTCGGCAAGCACATCCTCTACCACGTCACCAGCCTGCCTCCTCGCGCCTTCGATGCGCTGATCGCGCGCATCCTCGATCTGCCGGTTGAAGAGTATGAGCCGGTGCCGAATGTCGCGGCCATTGCCGTCCCTGCCAAGGGCGCGAGTGATCAGAATACGGCACCGGCTTGGGTTCTGCCGCTCATGCGCCTCATGCGCGGCGAAGCCCACGGAAGCCTGTCGGAGGCATGGCGCGCGCTGCCCGGCCATCTGCCCAACGGGACGGTGCTGCCAAGTGTCAACGAAGCTGCAACGGTGCTGATCGAACTTGGCTTGGCCGAGAAGATCATGCGCTGAAAAGCGGTTTGCTGGCCGCCAGACCGAGCGGCCAGCACACCCCGCCATGACGGGCATTTTCATTTCCCGAAAAGTGTATAAATCTAGCAAAATCCCCCCTTTCTGACAGACCGCCCGCCATGTCGGGCATGGCCGCCAGCCGAGGCGGGCGGATAGCGTTTCCCCCACACCAGCCCCAATCTCAAAAAAGGCTCGCCGGGAAAATGCCTTCATCATCGCAGGACGACGACGCTTCGGTTGCCCAGCACCTTTTGAAGTTGCTCGGGGAGCAAGATTTCCTTCGCTTCCTTGAGAACTTCGCCGGATGCCGCGTCTACTTTCGGTCGCGTGGTTCGATCCACGAAATGGGCGAGATGCACCAGCGCACCGACCGGCTGGTCGATGCGATCGGCAGGGAGGCAGCCGAAAAGCTGGAAGCTGAATTCGGCAGTGATTATATCCGCGCGCCGCTAGCTCGTGAGTTCCGCGCCGCCTGTTACCGCAAGCAGGGTCTAACAAATCCAAAGATTGCCGTTCGTCTAGGGATGACAGAAACCGGCATCGACAAAATGTTTCGGCGAATGAAGCAGCGCAATTTGGCGAAGCTGCGCGCGGCGACCAACGACAACAGGAAAAACCGTCTCGCCGATGACGATCGGCCAAAACGCCGCGCGGCGGGCGACGAATGACCGTTCAACAGCCCTTAAAATCGGTTTTAAAGGCCCTAGGACGCGCGCGGACGGCAACGGCGCTGCGACCGGACCTTGCAAACCCGCTGCCGCGCGCTGGCGGCCTTCCCTGCGATTTTTCCAACCGGAGACAGCACCCATGAAATTCCACCTACCGCAGAGCTACAAATATTGGTGGCCCGTCGACGTGATGTTGCCCGACGCGGACAAGCCCGGCAAGGTCGCCAAGCAGTCGTTCGAGATGCAGTTCGCGTCGATCAGCGCCGACGAAGGCACGGCGATGCTCGCCGCAATCCAGGCACTGCCGATTGAGCAGCAGGCCGCTCACCAGCACGACGAGCTGAAGGCGGTGTGCGTCGACTGGCGCGGCGTCATCGGCGAGGATGGCGAGCCCGTCGCCTTCACCAATGAAGCGCTGGCGCTGGCATTGCAATTCTCGTGGTTCAGCCGCGGCGTCTACAAGGCCTATGGCCGTTCGCTGGCGCCTGAGGCCTAAGCAGCATGTCGCTCAACCTCGCCCTTGTTCTGACTGGCGACGCCAAAGGCGCGCGCCAGGCAGTCGATGAGACGAAAACCAGCGTCCATGCGCTGGGCGAGGAAGCAACCCGCACTTCGGCGGCGATGGCAGCGGCCAACGACCGCACGGCGGCATCGATTGCCCGGCAGTCGGCGCAATCGACTGCCGGCCTTACCTCAGTCGGCAACGCGGCCCGGCTCACCTCCGCGCAGATGCTCAATCTGTCGCGGCAGGGCAACGACGTTGTGACCATGCTCGCCCTGGGCGCGCCGGTCATGCAGGTCTTTGCCTCACAGGCAGGCCAAGTCTATGACGCGCTCGAAAGCGGCCCGAAAGGTCTGCGCGGCTCGCTGACGGCAATCGCGTCCGGCGCAAAATCGATGGTCGTCAGCATCGCCAGCGCGGCGGCCTCGTTCCTGAGTTTCTCAAATCCGATCGGCCTGGTGTCTGCCGGCATCATCGCCGGCACCGCTGCGCTGCTTGGCTACTCCGCCGCCACGCGCCAGAACATCCGGCCTTTGGACGATATCCTGAAAGACCACCAGGCCAACATCAAAGGCCTGAAGGAAGCCTATGGCGAAGCGGCAGACGCCAGCATCGCCTATGCCAAGGCGGCTGCGAACGAAGGCCGCTCCGGCATTGCCTTGCCGATCGCCAGCACCGTTGGCGATCTGAAATTGTCCCTTGCCGCCGCAGCGCAAGAGGCAGCTAAAGGCGTTCTCACCAACGACAACAGCCAGGCGGGCGGCTCGCAGTTCGGCCCGACCGTACTTTCGCAATTCAAAGACTTCGGCGACGCCATCGAATACCTGCGGTCAACCACAGCCAGGGGCGCGCCGGACATCCTTGGTTTCCGCAAGATGGTCACCGAAAAGTGGGAGCTGGACCCGACTAACCAAGAGCTGTTGAAGCAAGCTCAGGCGCTTCATCTACTGACCGATGAGGCGGCTAAGGCAGCGTTGGCATTGCCCGGCGCGCAAGCGGCGTTGGAAAGGCTTCTTGCCAGAGGCCGCCCCACCGTCGCCGACGAGCAAGGCCGGCTGGATTACGGCGATCAGAACGCCGCCAACCTCACCTGGCTTCAGCGCCAGAACGCGGCGGCTGTAGGACGGATCGGCGCGCGCTCGCCGCAGGAGCTGGCGGACGCGGCGCGCGCCTCCGAGGCGGCCAAGCCTTCGGCCAACGGCGAGAGTGCGGCAGTTCGTCAATACCGCATAGAGGCGGCTGGCGCCCTTGCCCTGGTACAGGCACAGAACCAACTCACGGAAGCACAACGACAGCGCTCCAAGGCACTCGACCAGACCTTGCTTTCCGCGCGCCAGGACGTCGATCTAATCGGCAAGACGGCGGCCGCGACCGAAGGCCTTCGCCTCGAAAACCAGTTGCTCGCCCAAGTCCAGGACGAGGCTGCGCGCAACCATGTCGCGGTCGACCAGGCCGAGATCCTGCGCATTCACCAGAAGGCAGAGGAATACGGCCGGCTGCGGGCGTTGCAGGAGGCCAAAGGGATCATCCGGGGTCAGGAACAAGACCTGACCTTGCAACGTGCAGAAGTTGCACTGGTTGGCCAGGGCGCGCTTGCGCACGATCGGATGATCGAGGCGCTGAAGGCAGAGCAGCAAATTCGGCAACTCGGCATTCCGCTTTACGGCAAGGAAGCCGAGCTTATCCGCGCTCAAACCTCCGAATTGTCCTCGCTCGCAGAGGCCTACGCAAAGGCCAATTTGCAGGCCGATCTGCAATTTGAGCGCCGCCAGATGTTCCGCAGCGACGACGATCAGCAAATCGCTTCCCGGCTCGTCTCGGCCGGCCTGCCCGATGATCTCAATTCGGTCGAGGCCGCAGCGATCCGCGCGAACGTCCAGCTCGAGCACATGAAGGACACGTGGCAGTCGGTTTTCGACGTGGCCAACAACAGCGTCGACAATTTCGTTGACGCGCTTTTCGACGGCACCAAGAGCGTCGGCGACGTTCTCAGGCAGGCCGGCAAGGACTTCGAGAAGCTGGCGATCGACCTGCCAGTTTCCGCGCCGCTGAAGGCGTTCACCATGGAGGAATTTCAATGAGCGCCTTTCTAGGCATGAAGTATCCGGACGCCATTCGCGTCCTGACGGACGGCACCGCCTACGACTACGAAACCGGCACGGTCGGCGAGATCAAGAACAAGGCGGTGTGCAGCTCCGAAGCACCGTTCATGGTCACCGGGCGCGGCAAGTCGGGCGCAGTCGACATGGTGGCTCGCGACCTTGCAAGGTTCGCCGACGAACACGGCGTCGACATGGCCTTGCTGCGCGCGGGCGCCATTGGGCGGAAGCTTAAGAACGATAGCGGCAGGGGCGGCCGCTACGCCGGGCGCAAACCAGCCCCTTTCGATCTGTTGATTGTCGGCTGGTCGCAGACCGAAGGGCCAAAGCTGTATTCGCTTTCGACCTTGGATGTCAGCCCCGGTTTCCCGCCCTACGAGCTGCATGACGTGGGCGATATAGCGCTTGGCGGTCCGCAGCCGACCGACGACCAGTTGTTTGCCCTCTATCGCCGCTCCGGCTTCGTTCCAGGCAATCCGGAGTTCATGGCAAAATGCGGTGCCGATCTGTTCGAGCTGATGCGCCGCGCGCCGCCCGAACTCAACATCTACGGCGGCAAGCTGGAATACACGATTGGCGGCCATTGCCAGCTTACGACCATTACCGAGACAGGGGCTGTCACCGAGACCTTGCGCGTCTGGCCGGACGAGGTCGGCAAGCCGATCAACCCGTTCGCTGAAGCCGGTGAAGTCGTGCCGCTGCTCAATGCTCGCCGGGCGCAACAGCGCGCCGAAAAGATCGAAAAGCGAGATAGAGCATGAACAGCGAGACCATCACTCTCGCACTCACGGCGGAGGCGTCCGATGACGCTCGCAAGCAGTGGGTCCATCTCATGCCTTCGGGCACTTTCTCCGGCAAAGATGGGCGAGGCCCCTGGACGTTGAGGAAGCCAGAAGCGGTCATTGAAGCCTCACGCCGCTATGCCGGGCTCAACCAAATCCCGATCGATTATGAACACCAGCTGGTCAACGCAAAGACCAATGGCAAGCCCGCGCCGGCCGCCGGATGGATTACAGGCATGCAGGCGCGTGACAACGGGATCTGGGCATTGGTCGAGTGGACGCCCGCCGCCGCCGCTCACATCGCCAACCGCGAGTATCGCTATCTGTCTCCGGCGTTCACCACCACGAGAAGAGACGGCGGGGATGTGATTACGATTGTTCATGCCGGCCTCGTTAACACTCCCAACCTCGACCAGCTCACAGCGGTCGCCAACGCACAGGAAAATCAGGATATGGAAAAGCAGCTTGAAGAGCTGAAGAAACTGCTTGGTCTGGACCCGACCGCCGACATGGCAGCGGTTATCGCAAAGGTCGGGACTCTGCTTACGACACCAGCCGCCAACGCCGCCACTCCCGATCCGGCGCAGTTCGTGCCGATCGGCGCGTTCCAACAGGCCGTAGCGGAGGCCAACCAGCTCCGCCAGGGCATCACCAAGGCCGACGCGGAAGCCCACGTTTCCGCGCATATCGCCAGCGGTCACATAGCCCCTTTCATGAAGGAATGGGCCGTCAGCCTCTGCACCGTCAACAAGCCGTCGTTCGACAGCTTCGTTGCCGCTGTCGGTCCCAGCGTGGTTCGCATCATCACGCCGCAGCTCGGCGACCGCAGCAGGCGGCTGGGGTCGTCGGCCAATGAAAATCTCACAGAGTCCGAACTCGCCGTGTGCTCGCAAATGGGCATCACGCCGGAAGAACTGATCAAGGCGCGCGGCGTCAACGAAGGAAACCAGTAAAATGCTCGCAACACCGCAAAATTTGAAGATCATCTACGACGGCTTCAGTGCCGCCTTCAATAAGGGTTTTACCGGCGCTCCAAGCGTCTACAAATCGCTGGCGATGATCGTTCCCTCGACAGCACGGCAGGAAACCTACGCTTGGTTGGGCCAAGTGCCGGAAATGCGCAAGTGGATCGGTGACCGCATCGTCAACGGCCTGCGGCTGCATGGCTATACAGTGGTCAACGAGGACTTCGAACAAACGATCTCGGTGCCCCGCAACGACGTCCAGGACGATCAATACGGCGTCCTCGCACCGTTCGTCACGGATATGGGCCGCAATGCCGGCGAGATGCCCGACAAGCTCACCTTGGGCCTTCTTTCCAACGGGTTTACAGGCCTGTGCTATGACGGCCAGCCGTTCTTCGATGTCGACCATCCGGTAGGCGATAACGGCGTGACTGAAGTCGTCTCGGTCTCCAATTTCCAAGGCGGAGCGGGCGAACCGTGGTACCTGCTCGACACCAGCAAACCCATCAAGCCCCTGATCTTTCAGGAGCGGATGCCGTTGGGCAAACTCGTCGCCAAGAACCAGGAGAACGACGACAACGTTTTCTGGAACAAGGAATACATCTACGGCAGCGACGGCCGCTGCAACGCCGGCTATGGCCTCTGGCAGCTTGCCTACGCCTCGAAACAGGCATTGACGGCCGCCAACTACGAGGACGCGAGAAAAGCCATGGCAAGCCTCCTGGGCGACACGCGCCGGCCGCTTGGCATTAAGGCCGATACGCTGGTTTGCGGTCCAAACCTCGAAGGTGCGGCCATGCGCCTCCTGAATAACGGCATGCGCATTGAAGTGGTTGAGGACGTACCGTTGGCAATCACCAACGAATGGGCCGGCACGGCCAAGCCCATCGTCACCCAGTGGGTGCAAGCCTAAGAAACGTGGCTGGGTTTAATGGCAGTGGTTTCTTGCAAGGATCGCCGCTGCCGACGAACCCGCCACGGCTCCGCGCGCCGTTTTGGCGAATGGCGCGCGGGGCACTGTTCTTTCCCCAGGAGACAGGCTGAAATGGTCACGAAGATCGATGTCGACCAGCTTACCGATGGCGAGCGGCGAACGGTCCTACTACGCTACGAAGCCCTTTTTGAGGTCCAGACCGCAGCCAACAATACGTTGGTGCAGAAGCTCATGGAACGAGCGCGGACATGGCAGGGGCCAGCCGAGGCATCCAACGACTTGGCCGCGATCCTCAATGACTGGTCGATCTTCCACAACGGCCTTCACCAGCATATGCAGTACGAGGTTGAAAAGCTGTTAGCTGGCGGGCTGCAATAAAGCCCCATTTTAGGACCGTTTTAAGCTACAAGTTGATGCCAAGTGAAGTTGCGCGGAGGTGCCAAACGATTTTGCGCGCTACAGCATTCGGAGGAGATCGCGCACCTGGATGTCATCTGAGCGGCCGCGCAAGCTAGGAATATCGCCAGTATCAGTCCATTGCCGGCAGTTCTTCCTTGAACCTTGCGGCTTGCAGTGCCAAATCTGAGGAAATTTTCTAACGGGCTGGTATGCGCCGCCCGCTTACAGGCAAACGGACACTATGGTCACCTATCTCGACGCCGCCACGGCACCCCTCAGGAATACCGGCCAGATCCGCCTCTATGCCGAAGAAGGATTTGCCGGCATGCGCAAGGCCTGCGATCTCACCGCGCGCTGCCTCGATGAACTGGTGCCGATGGTCCAGCCGGGTGTCACCACCGAGACCATCGACCGTTTCGTCTTCGAATTCGGCATGGACCAAGGCGCGCTACCGGCGACGCTCAACTACCGCGGCTACACCAAATCGTCCTGCACCTCGATCAACCACGTCGTTTGCCACGGCATTCCAGACAACAAGCCGTTGAAGGATGGCGACATCGTCAACATCGATGTCACCTACATCCTCGACGGCTGGCACGGGGATTCCTCGCGCATGTATCCCGTCGGCACCATCAAGCGCGCCGCCGAACGCCTGCTCGAAGTCACCCACGAGTGCCTGATGCGCGGCATCGCGGCGGTCCGGCCCGGCGCCCGCACCGGCGCCATCGGCGCCGCCATCCAGACCTATGCCGAGGCAGAGCGCTGCTCGGTGGTGCGCGATTTCTGCGGCCACGGCGTTGGCCAGCTGTTCCACGACGCACCCAACATCCTGCACTATGGCACCGCCTCGGAAGGCGTCGAGATGCGGCCGGGCATGATCTTCACCATCGAGCCCATGATCAATCTTGGCCGGCCGCATGTGAAAGTGCTGTCGGACGGCTGGACGGCGGTGACGCGCGACCGCTCGCTGTCGGCGCAGTACGAACACACGATCGGCGTCACCGAAACTGGCTGCGAGATTTTCACCCTGTCGCCAAACAAGCTCGACCGCCCCGGCCTGCCGCCGGTCAGCTGA